ATGGTGTATTATCAGAATTAGTAGCACTAGGTTCAGGCGTTGCATATCCAAACTTTAGTGTATTAACCAAGTCTGAAGCTCAGACATTAGCAAATAGTTCAACATTTACAGGAGAATAAGATGGTAAATAAGTTATCTGATGAATTAAGAGAAGCAGTAAAGTTATCTGAAGGATATAGAACTAGAGTCTACAAAGATACTTTAGGTATAGATACTATTGGCTATGGCTTTGCAATTAAAGATTTAGAACTAGATAAAGATATATGTGATATGATATTAGATAAAAAATTAAACAAGTTGATTAAAGATGTAGATAATAAGTTTTCATTTATGGATGACATTGCTGTAGAAGCACAAGATGTAGTTTATGAAATGTGTTATCAGCTTGGCATAAATGGATTTTCAAAATTTAAAAAGACTATTGCTTATTTAAGAGATGAGAATTATAAAATGGCAGCAATAGAAATGCTTGATTCTAGGTGGGCAAAACAAACACCTAATAGAGCAAAGCGTTTAAGTAATATTATTAAGGATTTAGCATGATTGACAGCCTTAAAACACTATCTGTAAGCACAAGTGGCATGGTAGTTACATGGATGGAATGGTTACCTGTGTTAGTTAGGATAGGAGTTGGAATAGCAACTATAATATACATAGGAGTTAAGACCTATAAAGAATACAAAAAATAAAAACGTAGAAGTGCTTAAACGGGCAATAGTAACTCCCGATAAGCATTTTCCTTTACATGACCCTGAAGCAATTAGTTGTGTAAATCAAGCGATAGAAATAGTTAAACCTGATATCTATATAGATTTAGGTGATACAGGAGAATGGTCTTACTTTAGCACACATTACTGGAAAGGTAAGTTTGCGAAACCAATGGAAGATTTAATTCCACTATTGGACCAAGATGTAGCTGAAGTCAATGCTGGTATGGATTGGATTGATGCCTCTTTGGACAAAATAGGCTGTAAAGAGCGACATTTTATTCAAGGTAACCATGAGGTATGGTTAGACAAATTCGTTACTAGATACCCGTATTTAGGCCATTATGAGACATCAAAGGCATTAAAGCTAAAAGAAAGAGGATATAAATATCATCCTTATAATAAGAAAAAGAATTTAAAGATAGGTAAAATAAACTTTACACATGGAAAATATGTACCCAAATATCATGCTTATAAACATCTTGACCATTATGGTGAGAATATTATGTATGGACACACGCATGACCTGCAAAGGTTTACAAAAACTTTTAATGGAGGTACTATAAGCTCGTGGAGTTTAGGTTGCTTAAAAGATATAGAAGCTGATGAAGATTGGTTGGGTGGTAAGTTGACAAATTGGAATCATGCATTTGCAATAATAGATTTCTTTAAAGGTGGTAATTTTAAAGTAGAAGTAGTAGAAATTATAAAAGGAGTTACTACAGTATGGGGAAATTTAATTAAAGGATGATACAAGTAGTATTAGGTAATTTATTAGGCAAGTTTATTGCAAAGAAAGGTGGAATACATGTTCTGCTTTTTGTTGGAGATTTGATAGTAAAGACAACAAAGTCAAAAAAAGATGATGAGCTTTGGAAAAAAATAAAGCCTATTATCAAGAAATATAAATAAGGAGGTATGCTATGCCATACGGTAAAGGAACATACGGAAGTAAAAAGGGTAGGCCATCAAAAAAAGCTAAGGCAGCTGCTAGAAAAAAAATGTCTCCAGCTAAAAGAAAAGTGATGAAGTCTAAATCTAAAAGAAAGAAGAAGTAATGTCTTTATATAAAAATATTAACAAACGTAAAAAAGCAGGAACAAGTCGTTCTAAAAAGAAGTCTACAATTTCTGCTAAAAACTATAGGGAGATGAAAAAAGGATTTCCTAATAGTAAAAAGAATAAAGCTAAACGTAAGCGTAAAGCAACCAAAAAACGGAGGTAGTATGTTAGATTTTTTAGTAAGTAATTCAACGTTAATAGGTGGTGTTGGAGGAGGTGGTGTAGTATTATACATCCTTAAAAAGATACCTAATGAAAGTATATGTAGCGTAATAGAAACAACATTTAAAAGCTTAGGTAGATGCATGACACTAGGACTTGGTAAATGGAAGTTTTCTAAAGGTGTTTGGAATAGTCAAATAGAGCCATGGTTTATTGACTTAATTGACAATATTTTTGGTAGTATTGTTAGAGGTTTTATTAAAGGATTACGAAGCGACTGAGCTTAAATTAAGTTTGCTTTTAGTTAAAAGTTGAAATAGTGCCAAGAGAAATTAAAAATATCAATAAATTTAATGGGGGTCTGAATAATGCTTCGGACCCCAGTGACATTGAAGACAATCAAGTTGCTAATGTTAAAGGATTTGATTTTAGCAAGAATGGAAAAATTAGACCTATGGGCAGGTGTGAAGTTGATGAATCTTTACATAGCGTATATGGTAGCATTAGTCCAGGCTATGGATTAAATATATTTCGTTCATCTTATGGATTTCAACCATCTGAAGCTGGAGGTTTAAATTTAAGTCAACAAATAACTGCTCAAGGTACAACAGGTTCAAAAGCATCTTTTTATATAATGTTTGGAGATTACAATCATAATTTAGCTGATATTGCTGATGGCTCTGGTGATAATAGTGGAAATTATGATAGTGATATATATTTTACATTAACTGTAGATGGCAGCACTATTATTGCTGAAGATAATCCTGTAGATGGCGGGTTATCTGCAGGTCAGTTTCCAGTTTATGATAGAAGTGACCAAAATCCAGATTATTATGATTTGCATAATACAGGATTTAATCAATCAACTGTAGATGCAGGTGTAGCAACATTATGTGATAATCTTATTACATCTATAAATGCAGGTACTGGTAGCCATGGATGGGTAGCTAGTGAATATGCTAGTAATCCTAGAGGAGTATTTATTGAAAAAAATGTTACAGGTGCAGCATATAATGACCAAGTAATATTTACATGGTATGGGTGGCCTACATTAGTAAACAGTATTAGTATATTTCCTGGACCTGGCAATGTTGTAGAAACAGGGACTACTCCTAATTCTACAAAAACCTTTTCAGCAGCAGGTGGTACTGACGATGTAGCTGAGGTGCATAAAATTAAGTTTTCAGGTACTCCAGTTGCAGGTGAAAAAGTCTATGTAAAAATAGAAGGTCAAGGTGGCGGGGCATTTTCTCATACTGTATCTCATACTGTTACTGGCGGACAAACTGCTGAAAATGTAAGAGATTCAATTGATTCTTTATTAGATACTGCAGTTTCTGGAGGTAATCCTTTAAATGGAAAAGTAACTATTTCTGAAAGTGATACAGGTGGATATTTTTCAATAATAACATCTGCTACTACAGGGGCTGGTGGAGCTTTGCAAATATCATCTTGGACATCTGATGGCATAATGTCTAATGAAGATGTAGAAATATTATCTTTAGTAGATAAATATGGCACTTTAAAAGTACATGATAAAACAAATTCAACTCCATGGTCAAGTTCATTTAGTGATATAGGATGGGGAAGTGATTTTTGCAAACCTATTATGTTTACTGAAAATAGCTTATTAAGAATAGTTGATTCTAATTATTCTGGAATATTTACAGATGATACTGTAGATACTGACCATAGTGCAGGTAGTGGTGACAATTTTGGAGGTAACCCTAAAATATTAAGAATGGACAGTACAAGAAATTTAGCTGTAGGTATGGGTGTTAGTGGTACAGGTGTTGCTGCTGGCTCAGTTATTACTCAAATTGATTCAAATACATTATTTAGAGTTGATTTAAATACTACAGCTACAAATAATAATCAATTAATGACATTTACATTTGATAATGCTAATAGAATAGTAGGTCCTATATATAAACCTTATTTATTTAATAGTCAAAAAACTATAAATGAATTTTGTAATGAAGAAAACAAAATAGCTTCTCCAAATGCATCTACTCTTGTACGAAGATGCGATAATTCTTTGGATGGAGTTATAAATGATGGCACTATGGAGCTTAAAATAGTTGCTAGTGGCGTTTCAGATAGTGGTAATTGGGATGGGACATATAAATTTTATGCTAGCTGTGTATATGATGACGGGCAAGAGTCATTGCCTGATTTTGTATTTCATCATGATGGCTCTTCTACTGAAACATTAACTATTTCTGAAAAATCATTATTAGTTACTATTCAATGTGACCATGGAGCTAATTACGCATTTCCTTTAAGACAAACAGGATTTAGAATTTACTGGAGTCAAGATTCAGATGGTTATGGAGAAAAGAATTTATTAGGTACTATAGATTTTAGAGAAGGATTTATACGTTCTGATGGCGGAGCTACTATAGGATGGAGAGATGAAACTAGTGGAAGTCCTGAAGTTGTAATAGCATCTACAGGTTCTAGTGGAGAGCAGATAGAAATAGAAACTCCTCCAGAAATAGAAACATTTGAATTAATAAATGGATATTCGCACAAAAATACTACTCTTACTGCAAGATATAAAACTATTGCATTTGGAGGAAGACGTGCATTTATAGGTAACGTTAGATATGGAACTAACAATAATGAAATAATTTATGCAGATAGAATTATAGTATCTCCTCCTAATCAAGTAGATGTATTTCCTGCTCCATATAATGTTATACAAACAAGTGTAACTGATGGAGATTCTATAGTTAAATTAGAAACATTTGAAGACCATTTATTAGAATATAAAAGAAACTCATTATATATACATAACATTGCATCAGGAGACCCTGGAACTTTCTTTTTAGCTAGAAATATAAAGTTTTTAGGGATATCAAGTCCTAATGCTGTAGTTAAAACACCACATGGATTGTTTTGGGTAAATTACTTAGGTGCATATTTGTTTGATGGTAATCCTGAAGATGTAAAATATTTAGCTTATTTTGGAGATTCAGATAATAGTTCAGAAAGAATATCACAAGACACATTTACTACTTATGGAGCAAATAGTACAGGCGTGATGTGTGGATACGACCCTTCTTCTGATACAGTTATTATTAAAAAAACATGTGAAGCTACAACTACTAGTGGCATTGTTATGACATATAGTTTTAAAAATGATACATTTTCTTTGTCAGATAGCTCTGCAGGTACAGGGTTATTTGTAGATAATAAAGCAACTACTAACTTTGCAAATACTACCGCTGGTGAATTAATTTTAGGCGTAGATACTCCTGGAGGTATTCCAGATGGTGATGATGGAGGCTCTCCAAAATAATGGCTGATGTAATATCATTTAAAAAATGGAACAATACTCCCTACTCTACAAATGGGGAAAAATCATTTGAAACTAAATATCATTCTTTAGACTCTTCTAGTAATAAAGCAGTAGTCATGAAATTTGTTGTGAATCTATTAGCCTCTGCTGCAAGCAATGGAACTGTATTAGTTTACTATAGAACAAATACAGAAGGCTCTTATATATTATATGGAATTGGAGAAATTGCATATAATGCTAGTGCATCTGGTACTGAAGTGGTTATAAGCAGTCATACTTCAGCTCCTATACAAAATGCTCCAGGTGTTCAATTTAAAATTACATTACAATCTACTAATGATGTGTCAATAAATAGTTATCATTTTATGTATAGAAATAAAAGAAATTATTCTACTACGGATGTTGAGTCTTGAAACTAGATAAAAGATTATTAATGAAGCAAGAAAAGATACCTCAGGTAAAAGTGGGGTATCCTTCTCCTAAGGAAGGCTCTGAGGGAGATATGCAAATAAGAGCAGTTCCTAATAAGGGACTTTTTTTATTTTATAAATATGGTAATAATTGGTATGGCTCTAGAATGGAGAAATCTTCTGATATAAAGAATCCTAGGGATGATAGAAGAGTAGTTGTACAATCAGGAGCTAGTAAGAAAACAGGAGAAATATCACGCTCTGGCAATACTTTTAAAGGTAGAATAGCAGATGGAACAGATAAAGAATTGTATAGAGCAGGCGGCACTGATATACCCGTAGCAGATGGTGGAACGGGAGCGTCTACAGAAGATGGAGCATTAGATAATTTAGGTGGTACGACTGTTGGTAAAAATGTATTTAAAGCTGCATCAAAATCAGCGGCACGTTCTGCTATTAGTGTGGATGAAGCAGGTACAGATAATTCCACTCCTGTAACTTTTGCAGCTGGGGCTAAAGATTATTTATCGCTATCTGGTCAAGAAATTACTGTAGGCTTAGTTGATTTATCTGATAATGTTACTGGTTTACTTGCTAAGTCTTCAGTAAATACAGCTTCAACATGGGCTGATTCAGACATTCCTAATTTAAGTGCAAATAAAATTAATGCAGATAGTTTTCATTTAGATAGAATACCTACTATACCTAATACTAAACTTCAGAATGATAGTATTAGTTTAGGTGGTGTAAGTGTAGATTTGGGAAGTAGTAATGCAACACCTGCATTTGATTTGCAAAACTCTACTAATACAAATTTAGATAGTATAAAATCAGGAAGTCAAATATCAGCAGCTAATATATCTGATGTTGAATCATTTAGCCAATCAGGAACATATTCTGGTTTAACAGCAGGAACTGTAACAACTAATGCTAATTTAACAGGAGATATAACTTCTAGTGGGAATGCTACAACTTACAATAATGCAGTTCCAGAAGCTAAGGGAGGAACAGGTGTAACATCTACAACTGCTGTAGGTAAAGCATTACTAGGAATAGCAGATGGTAGTGGAGAAAGATTTATTAAAATTAATGACGATGAAACTATTACTGTTAGAACAGATTCACAATTTAGGGGAGATATAGGAGCAGGTACAAGTAATTTTGACGGAGATTATGGTTCATTGTCAAACATCCCATCTACATTTGCACCTATTATTGGGGCTGCTTCTAATCAAGCTTTAGCAGGTAATACTACTGTCACTAATTGGGATGGAGGGTCTACTGGACTAACTGCAGGTACAGGTAGAACTTCTTTAGGTTTAGGTACTGCTGCTACAAAAGATACAGGAACAGCTGCAGGCAATGTTATACTTGGTAACGATTCAAGGTTATCTGATGCTAGACAATGTAACAATACTTTTGTTGATACTTCTACAGCAAGAAGTAATCTAGGTGTAGACCCTGCGGGTACAGATAATTCTACACCTGTCACAATAGCATCAGGAAAAGATTACATATCACTATCAGGACAAGAACTAACTCTTGGCAACATAGATTTAACAAGTGATGTTACAGGAACATTACCTATAGGCAATACAGAGGCTAAAGTTACAGAGGTTGATGGAAATACTGGAGCTGTTACTGCAGCTGAAATTAGAGCTACTGCTTTGACTGACGCTACTGCAGGTCAATTATCTGCATCTAAAGCTATTATTACAGATGCTAATAGTAGAATAGATGAAATAAAACCAGAACTTATTACCGTAGGAACTGGTAGTGGCCAAGGTGTAATTAAATCAAATGGAAACCATAACATTTCTATTTCAACTGGAAATACTACTACTGGTGCTATTAGTATTGTAAATGGAGCTAATGGTGCTATTAATCTTGCTACTAATGGAACTGGCGTAATAAGAGTTGGAAGTGGAACTAATCCAGGGCATATTACAACTAAAAGTGGACACGATTTAAAATTAAGTACTAATGACGATACTAATAGTGGCACAATTACAATTACAGATGGAACTGATGGAGATATTACAATTGCTCCTCAAAGAAATGTAGTTGCTAATAAGCCAATAGGTTTTACACATTATGCTCTTTCTGATATAAGTGGTGATGCAGCAACTCTTGATTTTGATTTTGGTACTAATGGAAATAAAATTAGGGTAGCATTTACAGCAGCTTCTGCGACAATTAGTGAAGCTCGATTAGTATTTCCTACTAATATTTCAGGAAATTATACTGTAATAGTAAAAAATCATACTAGTGCAATAACTAAAAATGAAATTACTTTATGGACTTCTAGTTTTGGAACTGCAGGTACAGATAAAGTAAATGTAAAATGGCCAAATAATACCATTCCTTCAGTTACTGAATCAGACCCTAGCAGAATAGATATATTTAGTTTTTATTGGGATTGTAATGATAAAATTGCATATGGCGTATCAACATTAAATTTCTATTCATCATAATGGCATTTAAAGATAACACATTAGAATTTAGTGACACTCAAATCTTTGATGTGCAATCAGGCATAGAAGTAATGATGTTTTGGGAAGTTCCTATAATGCAGAAAGCTGCAGAATACATATCACATAATAATGGAGATGTACTTGAAATAGGATTTGGCATGGGTATATGTGCTGATTATATACAAGAACAAGGTGTAAATAGCCATACAATAATTGAAATACATCCACAGATTTTAGAAAAGTTAAATGACTGGGCTAGTGGTAAGTCTAATGTAACAATAATTGAGGGAGATTGGGCTAATTTAAGCCTTACAGATACATATGATGGCATCTTTCTAGATACATTTGGAGATGATAATTTAGATAGCTTTAAAACATTTGCATTAGAACGTATTAAATCAGGTGGTAAAATAACATACTGGAATAACGAACCTTCTGAAAATAATAAGTATGCATTCGATTCTATATCATATGAGCAAATAAATGTAACTCCTGATGAAAATTTATACTTTGATGGTAATGTTTATTATATGCCAAAGGTAACAGTTTAATGCCTACTGAGTTAATATACTCTACTACAGGAGGAGATGGATATGTAGGTAAAGGCTCTAGTACATATGCAGGTGCAAGAGATGCAACTACAGGAAGTTTTGGAAGTAACACCTTGACTTCAAATGCATATGGAATTAGGTCTACAGTAACTACTGCAAGAGGAACTACGTCATATATAATATCAAGGTCGTTTTTTTATTTTAATACATCTAGCATTACAACAGCTCCTGACTCTGGAGTTTTAAAAGTACGTGGAAGAACATTTGGAAATTCTGATGTTGCATGTGTTAAAGCAAGTCATGGAATAAGTTTAACAACTGCTGATTTTGATGCAATACCAGGATGGCAAACAGGAGTAAATAATAATGGAAATGTAACTCATTATGCGAGTGTATTAACATCATGGAATACTAGTGGATTTAATTCATTTACTTTAAATAGCGATGCATTAGTAGATATTAGGTCAAACAATACATTGCAAGTTTGTTTATTAGATTTTCCAAATGATTTAAGAAATACTGCACCAACATCAGGTTCTAATATTAGTGGTGTATATTATGCAGATTATGGAGATACTGCTTACTGGCCACATTTAAACTTAACAATGCCAGATGATGTGTCGACAAATGCTATATTTTTTGGAGCAAATTTTTAGTATGAATATTTTAAGACTTTTATTACATTACATTGATAAAAAGGAGTTGATTTTATGGCTCAACGTCATTACATACCAGGTGTAAAAAAACCTCAAGATAATAGCAGTAGATTAGATTACCTCGACAATCTTGAAAAAGAAAGAAGAGAAAAAGCAGAATTTCCTAAACAAGTTGTAAGTTTAGCAGGAAAAACTATTCCTTCTGCAATGAACACCATGAAAGCTATCGAAAAAATAGAAACAGCTAAACTCCTTGATAGCGAAATATTAGAAATGACTGACCCTGCAACCAATAAACCTATCTTTGTAGATAATACATTTACAGATAATAATTATGTTACAAATGAAATAGCAAATGCTACATCTCCTTGGACTAGTAAAGTTAAAGTAAACCCTGCATTAGATTATAAAGAATATGAAATAGCTGAAATGTTATTCGATAAAGGTGTAGACCCAAGTACAACTAGTAAATTAGTTTCTACTGAAAAGCCAATGTCTACATATGCTCAAGTGTCTAAAGGAGTAAGCGAAGGCTCTAAATTTAGTAATATGCTTGAAAGCTCTGAAAGTATGGGGTTAACTACACAATCTGAAAAAATAGGTGCAACTTTAGGAAAGGCAGGGACCGCTTTATCAATTGGGTCAGGAGTATATAGAGTGTTTGCTGAAGATGAAATGCATGAAAAAATACATGGAGGGATTCAAGCTCTTTCTCCATATTTAATATCTACAGGGCCTTTAGGAGCAAGTATAGCTGCAATTAATTTTGTATGGGACTTTTTAGATTAATGCGTAGAGAATTAAATAAAATGCAAGTAGAAAATATAGAATCTTATTTAAATAAATCTGGTGATAATATGCATGAATTTATGAATAAAAATCCTAAATCTCATGTCTATGAAGTTCCAAATATGGGCTGGATTGAGTATTACGTATGGGATAAAATATTTTGGATACATACTGCATTTTCAAAATTATCCACTAAAGAAACAAAAGAAATATGGAAATCTATTATTAAAATGGCTAAATACGAAGGATGTGAAAAAATACAATTTACCACAAAAAGAAATCCAAAAGCTTTTGAAAGATTATATAACGTTAAGACTGTACAATATAAAATGGAGCTTGACTTAACCAAGGAGTAGTTATGAACAAATTATTAGAAAATATTAGCAATTGGATGCAAAATGGCTATAAAGGTAATCATTTACAAAGCAATGCTGCGTACGACCCTGATACAGGTGCGTATTCAGCAATAGGTACTGACCCTGGAAGTAAAATAGGTACTATAAGAAGAGTAGGAAAAGGAGATAGTTTTAAAGGGAAAAAATCTAAATGGAGAGGAGAGCAAACAGAAGCAGTTACTAAATCAGGAAAAGAATTTACATCTCTCGCTGAATGGGAAACAGAATGGAGAAATCCTTACATTGAAGGTAAAGAAGATGAAATTAAAACAATGGGTCAAAATATTTTAAGTACTGGAGAAGGAGAAGGAGTAGAAGGCACTGGATTTAAATATGCAGGAGACGAATATGCTTTTGAAGCTGCAGCCTCAGGATTTGAAGAAGCTGAAGGTGCTAGAGACCAAGCTATAAAAGATTTAGAAATAGCAGAAGAAGAATATATTGCAGGTAAAGAAAGAGCAGAAGAAGAATATCAAGCAGATATTAATAAAATGGCTCGAGATAAAGGAAGTATATCTAGTGAAGGGTATTCAGATTTATTAGCATCTGGAGCCGCTGAAAGTCAATCAGGATATGCTATGTCAGGACCTACAGAAGAAAGAGCTTTAATGTCTAGTGGGGAAACAAGAAACAGGATGACTGAATTATCTCAAAGTAAATTTGAAAGAAAAGTTCAAAGAGATGATGAGCTAGAAGCTATTGAAGCTGATTTTGATGCTGCAAAAGACGTAGAATCTGCTGCTCAAAAAAGATTTAAAACTGAAGAAGCAGGATATAAAAGCACTGTTGATAGTTTAATTGCTACAACTTTACAAACTTTAGATGATACTGAAGAAGCTATTTTTTTTAAAGGAGAAGAAGATACAGGCATTGAAGATTTATATATCTCATCATCTACAGGTAGAGCAAAAGATTTATGGCAAAACATTTCTCAGCGTAGTGCCTACAGAGATACTTTGCAAAAAGTTAGAGATTTAAGAACAGGATATGATACATTGAGAAGTAAAGTAGAAAGTGGCGAATACTTTGAATCTGGGTCAGGAGGTAATGAGTAATGGCAGATTTTATGGATGATTTAGTTAACATAATAAATGCTGGTGCAAATGCATATGATTCTTATGCAAGCTCTAAATTAGCAAGTGCGAATGCTAGAGCTGCTTCAAGAGAGCGTAGAGAAATGGCTGTTTTTCAAGATTCATTATTACGTGAACGACAAAATGATAAAATTGTTATTGATGCTTTAGAAGATAGATATAATGAATCAGTTAAAGAAATTAAAAGGTTAGATGCAGAAGCTACTAACCTTGGATTTGATTATGAGAGTTATTTAGGAACTATACCTGAAAACGAAAGAACTCAAGATATGCTTTCTGTTTTTGAAAATGAAACTGATTATCAAAATAAAACATTATTTGCAAGCGTAAAAGAAGCTAATGATATTGATACATTAAAGAAAAATCAAAAAGCTAGTACTGCTATGAATGAATGGAAAATTAGAGAAATAGGCAATCTTATTAACCAATATGAAGCTGGTGAAGCTGATGCTAAAATGATGGATACAGAAATGGGAATTAAAAGTATTCCTGATTATTATGATTATCAAAATAAAGTAAAAGAATTTAGTGATAAATATTTAATGTCTGAAGATGATGTCAGAAGATTTCAATCTGAATTTATGGGCATGAAAGAAGGCGATGAAGGTTATGGTATTTTTGGACCTAAGACAACTAAAGCTTATGATGAACTAAATCGTGGACCTATGATTTCTTTAGATGCAGGTCCTGATGAAATATTAGGTAGCCTTGACGATACTAGAAGAGGATTATCTGCTAGAGGTGCAGGATTAATGAGCGGTGCTCCTACTACTAAAGAGCAATTGCAATTAGAAACTGCATTAACTAATCTTAAAAATAAAAAATTAACTGATGATGCTAAATCTGGTTCAATTGATTTTACTCAAGCAAGAAGTGAAAATTGGTCTAGTGTAAATTCAGATATGAGAAGTTACGCTACTAATGTTGCACAACTTCAAGGCACTGGTAGTTTAAATGAAGACTATAGAGAAAAATTTGCATTTGATGCATCTATTAAATTTGACAAAGAAGGTGGATTTAATAGTAAAGAAGATTTAAAACAATTTAGAGATAGTTTAGGTCAAAAGCTTTTGCAAGTAGCTAAATGGGGAGATGACTCTAGCTTGTCTGATGATTTAAGAAAAGCAGTAATAGCTGGTGATTTGCTTGATTTATCTAATAAATTAATACCAGATAATCCAAATGACATTGACCCAATGACTGGAGTTAGTAAAAAATATTCTGGTAATTTATTTGACTTTGCAGGATTTAATGATATGGGTGTAAATGAAAATAGACATTTTGTAGAAAATTTAAAAATGTGGAAAAAAGCATACGACATAGAAGGTGATATTGATAAATTTGAATTAGGGTTATTAAAAACACAGGCAGAGCAAAACAAAAGATTATCTAATTTAATATTACCCTCTTATTCTCCTTCAGAATTTGGAAAAGATGATATTGCCCAATTAGATGCATTTTTACCAAAAGACCTTTCAGTCTATGACGATAAAGGCGGAATAGATTATGAGCAATTATCTAAAGTATTAGATATGATGAAACTTTTTAATTTTGGGAAATAATGGCAGAAGAAAAATATGGAATAGGCTTTAATCCTATTGAAGAAGAAGATGAAGCTGTAAGATTATTACGTAGCTTAGATTACATACAAAATCAAACAAAACCTTTAAATGACGATGAAAAGTTAATAAGTGGTGATAAAGAAAAGTATGTAAAGCTTCCAGAAGAAGAACCTGTTGTAGAGCAAATAGAACCTCAAGAAGAATCAGAAGAAAACCAACAATTATATAACTACGCAAATCAGTTCATAGAGGCACAAAATATTCCTATTGGTGATAGTGGCAAGCCTATAGTAAATCCTTCCGATATAGGGCTATTTTTAAAGCAAACAAACCCATATGATAGAGAAATACAAGACTATGATGCTGATTTATTGGGTGATAAATGGCTTAGAGAAAATCCAAACCAAAAACAATTTGAGATATATGAAACTAGTCTCTCAGATGAATTAGCTTATACATTTAGAGAATTTGCTGATAATATTAAATTATCTGTACCTGCTTTTTTACAAATGGCAGCACAGCAATCTAATGAATATAGTTATTTAAATACTGTAAAATCATTAGTAGGAGAAGAACCTCAAGATATATTTGACGATGAAACAAATATTAAACTCCCAAGAGATAAAAAAATAGATATAATAAACATGCTTCAAGATGCTAAAAAAGCTCAACTTGAAGAAAATAGAAAAGATGTTGAGTATATGGCATGGATGAGATATGCTGCTGACACACCTATGTCAGAATGGGGTGAAGGGGTATGGGCAAGAAGTGCTGGTCGTTCAGTTTCTAATTTATTACTTCAATATCTTATTCCAACTGGAGCTGCTATAATAACTAGAAATCCAAATGTAGGATTAGTTTCTAGCTTAGGATTAGGTTATTTATTAGAAGGCTCTAATCAAATGTCTAGTTCTATTGATTATTTAATGCAAGGTAAAGAAATATCTTTAGATGAATATAATAAAAAATTATCTTTATTTAGAAATACATGGTCCGAAGAATATAAAGAGCAGTTTGGGGAAGATATTAGTGAAAAGAAATTAAAATTAGATAGCGATACATGGACAAATAATAACTTTGATATGAGTCAATTAAGTAAAGGTATTATTAAAGAGTATGGCCATTCTAAAGAAGAAGCGTATGATATAGCATGGGTTGCTGCTAATACGTATGCAGTAGCTTCAACTAGTATTGAATTTTTCCCTGGAATGAGAATAATGAAAAGAGCTGCTGGTGTAGATAGAAAAATGATTGGACCTAAAACATATAGAGCTTCTTTATTTTCAACCATATTAAATAAAACATCTGATGCAACTAAGCGTATTGCTCAAAAAACTGGACTTGCTACACGATTATCTACTCCAGCAATAGCAGCAAATGTTGGAAAGACAAGTATTTTAGAAGGAGCAACAGAGTGGATGCAGTATAATGCTGAAGTAGCTATTGAAACTATAGGTCCAGCAGCGTATAAAAGCGAATCTTTTTCAGAAGTATATGATTACAATACTGCATTAGAATCATTTGTAGGTGGAATGATGGGTGGCGGTATAATGTCTTTGTCTACTGATATAGTAAATAAATCAGGAGCAATGCAAAGAGTAGCTAACTTTAGCAAGAAAATGTATCCAGGTCGTAATACTATTGTAGTTAAAAAAGACGATGATGGTAGATATAAACTTGTATTTAATGATAAGTTCCAAGGAGTTACAATTGGAGACCCTGAAGTTAGAAATCAATTACTACAAAGAAATTTCAAAAAAGAGTTATTAAGAGACGAACAAAATAATGAAATATCTTATTCTAACTTTAGAGAGGCATCAGAAGTTGCTAGTCAATTAACTGATGAAATGAATAAGTTTGACAATCAAATCTTCTTACATAAAATGCAGTCTTATATAGGAGGTGAAGTAAAGATAGAGCAAACCTCTGAAGGCAAGTTTCAAGTAAATGCTTATAATAAAGAAGGTAAATTTATAAACACTATTGAAACTGCTGATACTAAAGTTGCTGCTAAAAAGACATTAAAGATAGCGTCACAAAATATAGTATCTATAAATAAATTAAATGAGCAGATTAGTGAAAAAGAAATGTCTGAAAATAGATTCTTGCAACAACTTAAGCAAGAAGAAAGCACTACAGGCGTTAATGTAGATGTTAAAACATCTGAAGTTAAGAATAGAGGATTAATTAATAATAGAGATTTAAATACTGATATAAATATATTAAAAGCATTTAATCCTGATAGTGAAGTTAAAACAGAAGAAGAAAATGATGTTATCGATAAAGTTAACGATGATTATAACCTGCATGAAGATTCTAATATTATTAAAGAAATTATAGAAGAGCGTGGTGGTAATGTTATATTGCATAGTGGACAAACTCCTGTTGAGTTTTTAAAAGAATATGAAGATACTTTTGGAGAAGATAGCCCTGAAAATGTAGAAGCTATACGAAATATTTTAATAGAAGATGAGTTGTTACCTCCTAGTGAAATGCCACAAGACAATGAATCTACTCCTGCAGAAAAAGTAGAAAAAGAAATTGAATTAGGCCCAGAAGGTGATGCTGTTTTAGATAGAACAGATATACCTATAACAACAGTAGATAGAGATGATAATACTGGACGTAATATAAATATAGATAAAGGTGAAAAATTACCTATACAAAAAACTCCAAAGCCTAAGGCTAGTAAAAAACAAAAAGAATTATCTAGCTTAACAGATGAGCAATTAAAGTCTAGATTAGCTACATTAATATCAACTGAAAAAAAAGCTGGACTTCCATTAGCTAGTCAGAAAAAAGAATTATTAGACGAACTTAAAGCTAGAGGTATAGATGAAAAAGATTTAGATTTAAAACAAAAAATATCTCCACGTATTCTTGAAAAATTAGAAGCTAATAGGGAAAAATATATTGAAATTGTATTGCCAAAAGACATAGATGGAGATGTAGAAGAGCGAATAAATTACAAAGAATTTGCTAAAGAACTATCTAGACTTATTAAAATAGATACTCCATCTAGTGATTTGCTTACTAGAGACTTTATTGACAATTCTATAAAACCATTTTTTGATAAACGAATAGTTAATAGTAAAGGTGAAAAGTTATTTAACGTTAAAGAAGTAAACGACCCTCAAGTATTTAATAAGGGATGGTATGTACCTTCAGAAAAAACGCTATACATAAATACTGCCTATGCTACAAAAGATACTCCTTTTCATGAATTTGCACATCCTATATTAGAATACATGGATAAGCAAGACCCTAAAACTTTCGATAAATTATATGAAGAAATTTTAAATACTCCTGAAGGCAAAAAAGCACATAGCGTTGTAAAAGAACTATATCCTGTAGATTATCAAAATCAAACTGCTTTATTTAAACATGAAGTATTTGCTGAAGCTTTAGGTTATATGGGTAAAAAGAAGTACTTAAGTCCTGCTGATAAAACTTTATGGCAAAAAATAGTTGATTTTATTAAACAAGTATTTGGAATAAAGCCTGAGTCTTGGAGGTCTATGAAAGCTGATAAGGTTCTTACTGGCCCTAATGTTAGTATAGAAAAACTTGTAGAAGTTATATCTGACCCTACTAAAAAATATACATTAGAAGTTTTTACTGACGAAGAAAAATTAGCATCTATGCAAGATATACTGCTAACAATGCCAAATCCATCTCCTACAATGAATCCTACTATACCTCAAAGAATTTTAACTCCTGTATTTAGTGAGATAAAAGATGCTGAATCTAGTCAAAGAGAGTTTCTAGATGTTGTAGTGGGTGAAGCTTTAAATGAAGCATTAAGTAATTTACCTGATAATCTTACCGATAACGATATATTTAATCTTAATAAGTCTATTTCTTTAGCTTTAGGTAAAAAATTAAAAACTATGCTTAAAATACCAAAGCGTTTATATAAAGGTAAAAAGTATAAAGTAGGAGATATTGATTCTCAAGTTGTAGATATATTAGACAATTCATATAAAGAATTATTCAGTCAGACATTAGTTAAGTCTGGATTGCAAAGTAAACTTTCTGGAGATGACATTAGTCCAAAATGGACAAATCCTTTGTTTACATATTCAGACGATAGAAAAACAATAACTTTAACTGCCGAAGGGTCAGCATTGCATGATGTATTTAAAGCAGTGCAATTTAAGAATAGGGTATCAGAATTTTTAAGAAAGAAACAAATAAAGTTTTCTGTAAATGACATTAATGCAAAGTTTAGTAAACAATCTGAATTTGGCAAAGAGAGTAAAGAAATACAAGAATTTCAAAAGTATTTAGATAAAAAAGATATTTTAAATGTTGATGGCAAAAGAATAAAATCTATTGATTCATTTGAATTAGCAGAACATTTTGACACCTATATGGCAGAAAAGTATCCATTATTTTACGAATCGTTTCCCAAAAATTATGGAGTAGAAATACATAAAATATATAGAGATTATGAATTATCAGAGCAGATGAAAGAAAATAGTATAGCTAATAGAGTTGCATTTTTTGATAAAGCAACCACTCTACATAACTACTTTTCATATCATGGAATGGGTAAAGGATATAAAGAAGGTCCAGCCTCTATTGATAATACTGCTCCTTTATTTTGGTATAGTTATGAGAAAACTCATGATGGAGATATTGTATTATATGAATATCAAAGTGATATATTTGACAAAGATGTATCTACAGGATTAAGTTCAAATGATTTAATAAAAGATTTAAAAACCAAAGGAAGCGATTCTACAACTAGTGGATTTATATTAGAAAAAGCACTTGATGTATATTATGGAAAAAGCTCAGATGCTGTAGCTGATATGTTAAAATATGGATATAGAATACCTCCTGTAATAAAAAGGATGATTAATTTTGAGTTTAAATTTAAAGATTTAATTAAATATGTCGATGAAACTGATGAGAATAAATCATTACTTATAAAAAAGATAGTTGATAATAATTTAATGCCTATGTTTCATTTAGATGACTTAAGGAATAGTAATAAGAAAGAATTATTTAAACTATTAGGTAATCATGCATTTGATGTATTTAAAACTACTGGAGATTTTAATAAAGCTTTAAATAGCTATAAAGACATTTTATCATTCCAAGTTCCTGACGTTACTTCGTTTGATGAAAATAGGCAATTAAATAATTGGGAAAATATATTGCATGAGTTTAAAGTGTGGTCTTCATCTATGTCTGGATACAATGCTTATGGAGTTAATAAAATAGATAATGAAATGTCAGTAGCTTTAATGCAAGATATTATTAATAATAAAGCTAACAAGGAAAGATATTATGAAATTTTAACTGCTATAAATAATGGAGAGCAAGTTGAAGGTGGTAATGAAGCAGCATTAATTGCTTTAAACGAAAACAAATATAGAGAAATATCTTCTCGATATCAAAGAATAAAAACAGAAGGACTTAATAAAGAAAAATCATCTAATGCATTAACTGAATTTATAAAAAGTTCAATTATAAATAATCCTTCTTTTATGGAAGCAACATTAATTAGATACAAGCGTAGTTCTGAAATCCCTAATTTAATGTATAAAGCATTAGCCATGTCAAAAAGATTTACAAAACAAGCTGAAGCTGAGTTTCAAAAAGGTTTAAGATTTGCTAATAATGCTAAATTTTTAACAAATGAAGTATTTTCAAGCAAAGAAGCATTACGTGCTTTTGCAGAAGCTGAATTTCAAGAATCTATTGTTAAATTTTTAAACATATATATATCAAATAGAAGTTCTTCTGAAATAAAAAGCAAGGCTCTTGAATTAGCTAATGAAAAAAATCAAGTAAATGCAGAAAAAATAGCTAAAGAATTTAAGGTAATTAAAGATAGACACGATAAAATGATTAATCCTGTTGTGCAGTCAAGATATTTTGATTGGATTATTCGTCATTCAATTATAAATGCATCTCAATTAATAGAAGAAGGAAAATCTATTTATTTAAATACAGGTGCAAGTATTCACAAACAAGAGCATTGGGATGAGCAAAATGACCCATTTCATATCTATAAGTCTCCAAATGAAAATAAATGGCATATTACTAAACAAATTTTAATGGACGATAGAGATGCCCTATTAAGACAGAAATTGTCTAAAATGTTTGCTAAAGATGGTTTAGAAGATAAATATAAAATGAATTTAGGTATGTTTTTAGATACCTTTACTACTTCTGGTCCTGGTTTATTAGGATATAAATATGAATATGGTGAAATTAATCCTTACGATAATAAAGATTATAGAGAGGTTCAAGATTGGCTATCTAATAATATAAAAAATGCAGTTTCTGTATATAAGCCAACTGAAAAAACTACCGTTGCTGGTTTTGATTATAAATATGAAGCAACTAAAAAGAGATTAGAAAATTGGAATAAAGTAGGACCATGGTATACAGCATTAACAAAAATTAAAAATTTAGGACTTGAATATGTTACTCCAGAATGGTCATCAGTTCCTTTGCTTAAAGTAACTAAAATACCTTCTGACTTAACTCCTACATTTTATCAAAAAACTGTATTAGAGATAAGTGATGCAGAAGGAAATCCACAATCTTTATCAGATATTAAAGAACTAGCTAATCATTTATTGGAAAAAAGAAATCTTACAGCTAGAAAGAAAGACAGAATATTTAAGAATGCATGGAAACAATTAAATGAAATCAAAGAAGGAATTGTTGCAGACCCACAAGAATTTAGAGTCGCAATGATAGATGGACTGCCTATTGATATAAGAGATGATTTTGTTAAATGGTTTAAAGTTAATTTTAACAAAGATAAAATGCAGAAGATTAGAAGTAAAGAAGCGTTTGGGGAATCTCAAGAATATTTTCTAGATATAGAAGATGTTGCAAGTAATGTTATGACATATTTAAATGAAATGTCTGAAGGCTTAGATGACTTATCTAATAAAAAACAAACTAATGAAAAAGAAATAGGTATTAATGAACTTACCTATTTTAGAGAGTTAGGTATAAATATAAGTCAAAATGAATTAAAATCAGTTAGAAAAGAAGCACATAAAATAGATAGATTTGAAGACTGGTTAAAAGAAGTAGGTCCTAAATACTTTGCATTAGCTCCTTCTAAAATGGTTAATTGGAAGAAAAATGGATTGCAAAAATATTATTTAAGGATTAGAAGTAGTATTAGAGTAAATACATCTGAAGGTGTAAATAATGAACGAGACAATTTTAATGTAGAAATAGTTGATGAATGGATAGACGGACAGTGGGTAGTTAAAGATTTTAAGATAGGATTAAAAGGCCCTGAAGACAAAAGCTCAGGCAAAAAGAATGCTACTTTTGAAAAAATAATGCCATTTGAATTTGTAGAAAAAGGTTTGTTTGGTTTTATATCTCCTAAAGACATGAGAGTTTCTAGAGCAAAAAAAGATGAAGACGGAGAATATGTTTTAGACAATACAGGTAAAGCAGAAAGAGAACTTAAGGAAAGATATGGAAGTTTAACAGAACGTGAACTTTTACTGTTATCTAAAAGATTAGGAGAAAAAGACCTTGCCATAGCATTTATGAGAGGTGAAGCAGGAAAGCTCGGTATTGTAAGGATTACTTCTGACCATAAAAATAAAGCTAAAAATGCTGATGATTACTTTGATTTAAAAGGAGTAAGCCCTGAAATGAAAGAAGAGCTTATGGGCAAAGGCTTAAAGTTTAAAGATAATAACGCTAGAATGCAATACATAGCTGCAGAGATTGCTGTCGTTGAAGCTATGGAAAAAGTATTCCCTGATTATTTAAATAGAAGTATAGCTAATGTATACAAAAGAATAAAGCTACCTTTTACACCAGCTACATTTTCTCATGAAATGGAAGATATAAAATTAAGACGTATTAGTCCTGAAGAATTAAAAGATTTAAGATTTGTATATAACAATAAAACTAATACAGATGGTTTAAAGAATGTTAAAGGAGTTGGCGTTAAATATATAGCAGACGGTGGTACTATTAATGGTAGAAATATATTTGAAAAGTTTTATAAAGGGTTTGGTTTAAAGAGAGGTACAGCTAAAGGTAAGACTGTTATATATCATAATGATGGCTCAGGAAATGTTATTGCAGTAAAACATCAGCATTCTATGATGGAAAAACTTATGGATATCTATGTAGGTGATAAGAGAATTGCTTATACAGATAAAAATGGTAATTTATTTTTAGACAATGGAAGTCCTATAGATATGCTAGCTACTGAAGATGAAATTAAAATTTTAACGGGAGCTGGTAATTTATCTAATGAGATAATAGAAATACCAGGGAATGCAATAGGGTTTATAAAGTTTGATGAGCATACATCTACAAATGGTAAAACTGCTATTCAAGCATGGAATCATATTTATGATAGAAATTTAGTAAGTGCATTTAATCAGTTCATGGTGCCTCAAGCTGAAAAAGAAATTAGAAAAATGATTTTACTTGCTGTAGATACTGTTAATTCTAAGTCTATAGATAAACAATTAGAATTATTAAAGATATTAGAAAATCAAGATTCTGAAGGATATATGCCATCTGCATTAGAAATGGCTAAATTAGGAGCAGGTAATCATCCTTCTATGGCTCCTGTTTATAATAAACTTGTACAAAGACATATCATTGAACCTGGGGTGCAGTTATCTAAAGTTCCAGGCTCACGATTAGATTTTGCTCCTAACTTTAGAGGAGATTTAGATAGAGGTGAAGTAGCATTATCGATTCAGAATGCTAAAGCTATTAAAGAAAAATATGCTGAAATGAATGACATGAGTCTTTCTGATGTAGATAAATTATCAATGAAAGTTTTAAATGAATGGTTAGCAGATAATCCTATATATATATTTGCATCTAGAAGTCCTATACCACACGTTGGTGGTGCGATGATGGCTAGAGTTAAAAGACTGCATGGAAGAAAGGGTCTTATTGAAATTAATACCGATGATGTATTTGCTAGATTTGAAGGTGATTTTGATGGAGATGAGCTACACATAGAAGTTTTACCTCAAGGTATGGGACAGCCTATGTTAGAATTTTATGACAACATAGCTAAAAATTTAAAAGGTATTAGCTTAGATAAGTTTGTTAATCCTAATAATAATGCTAATTTTAGTATAGGCAATAGACGAGATAGATTTAAAATTATGGAAGCGTTAGGTCATGGAAATAATGCCATGGGAGAAATATCTAATGTTCAAGGCGTTTACGGTCAAATGGTTCAAATGATAGAGTCAATAGAGTTGCCATATTCAGGTAAAAAAATTATGCTAAAGCAGCCTACTGATATAATAAAATGGAAGCCTTCTTATTATAAAGATGGAAAATGGTCTGGGAATATTAGTGACTTTTTAAGAATAATGTTACAAGCAGCTTTTGATAATAATGAATTTATGCTACTAGGCGAATGGAATTATAATCAGGATGGTCTGTATAGATTTTTATTTAAAGATGAAAAAGGCAATCCAATTACTGAATTAGATTTTGATTTATTAAGACCATTATTAAAATTAATAAAATCTGCTCAAGACATAAGAAATGCTAAGACTTATGTTGATGGCCAATTTGATTTGCTTACTACTATGAGAAAAAGTTCAGAGCTAAATAATTTTATTGAACGACTTAATACTGGTATTGTAGGTGATTTAAAAATTAAAAAATATGATGATGCAGTTATGAGCCCTGTACAAAGCCTTGCAATACTGCCATATCGTTTATATCAGGAATATCTATCTAAATACGAAAGAATAGGTGAAAATGGTACTCCATTCCACTTAAACCCTTATCTTCATTATAACGCCCATTTAGACGCTATGGAGCGTATTGATAAAGAAGAGTATGATATGTTAGCACAGGCATTAACAGTAGATGGAGTAAATATAGAAGGAAGTGGTGCTTATATAAGACAGCAAGTATCTGAAGGCAATAAATACGCTATGAAAATGGGTAAGGAATTTTATCGCATATTAGGTGGAGTATCTAAAGCTGGTCCTCAAACTACAGATAGAAATGAAGATTTTATAGCATTTAAAGAACAATATAATAAAGAATTTAAAGAATTGTCTAATACAGCACAAGTAGCTGCTACTATTAAGTTCTTAAAAGGAGTAACTATATGGAGAGAAAACATTGCAAAGAAAAAAACAAAGGCTCCTCATTATTTACCATCTGCTAGTAGGTCTAAAGCAGAATTTCAATTGCTTGATGCAAACGTATTAAGTAGATTCTTTAGATATTATAATGAAATAACTAATGCTCCTGAGAATAGAGATTTAAGAGCATCTAAAAGAAAATTAAAATACACTCCTACAATGGATTTATTAAAAAGGTTTGGTTGTTAATGGCTAATAAATGCGATACAGGTAAAGCAGGATTTGATAATTTAAATAACGATAATGAAGCTCGGAACAAAATATCAGCTGCTGATGCTGATAAAAAAGTTAAAGCTACAGGGCGTTTATTAGAACGTGAAAATATTGTATCAGAATTAGAAAAAAACAACAAACCTAATTCTATTATTAAAGAGAAAGATTTAGACAACGCTATTAAAGCTGTATTTGGTAAAGATGAAAGAAAAGTTTTATTACACAAAATTGACTCTTTATTTCATACAAATGAAATGATGCGACCTGTACTTGAAGATATAATAAGAGAACATGTTGTTGTACATCAAAAAACAGGTGGTATAAAAGATTTTAATAAGTTAGGTCTTGAAGCATTAACGCCTAGTAGTTTAAAAGTTGTTTATAGAGAAATGAATAATTTTTTAGCTGCTACTAATGTAGGTGATAAAAAAGGAAATTATGCTGTAGGATTAATTAAGCATTTTAAAGTAAAACTATATACTCCAAAAACTTCAGGTAAGACTGTATATGCAGATAAAGATGGTTCATTTTTTAAATTTGCTGATGAAATAACAAGACTGCATGAGAGAATATCGTATCGTATTAATGAGTTTATGTTTAAACCAAAGACATGGAAATCTAAAAGACAATATGGTATGAATGACATATTAACTAGCTTAAGAAATTTAGCAGATGATATTCCTTTAAATCAGCGTAAAGAGATTGAAAGACCTGATGAAAAAATAGTTACTATATGGTCGTGGATGATGGGTGGTAGAGTTTTTATAGGACCTAAAACAATTAAAGTAGATGATAAAGATGTACCTAATCCTAATGTAGGTAAATTAATGATTTATCAAGAAAGAGCTTCTACTGGTAAGAAATATAAAGAGACTGATGACCTTATATTTGCATGGCAAGACCCTGTTCTTTTATCTGAATATAAAAACGGAGAGTTTGCAATACCTTTTAGCTCTACAATGTTTAATAATTTATTAAAATTAGTTGAAAAAGGTAGAGTTGTAGACAATGAAATGCTTGATTATATGAATGAAAGGCATCCTAAGTCTGTAAAAGCAATAGAAGTAGCAATGAAAAAACTATTTAAAGGATTAACTGGAGTTGAAATTACTAATATATTGTGGAAACCTGAAAGCAAGGAAGCTCTTGCTGCTTTAAATAAGCTTTCTGACAATCAAAAAGTTTTATATAAAAAACTATTAGATGCATTTCAAGGGTATGCTTTATTAGAACCTTCTATTTACAATGGTCAGGTAGCTCAAAAAAAAGAAAATCACTTTCCTGTGCAATATCAAAAAGAAATTATGCCTTATTTAATAGATAATTATATTTCTAGAAGAGAAAGTGAACTTTTTGACAAAAAAGGTGAGCTTGAAATATCTACAGGCAAGGAACGAAAAGTTATTAAAAAAGAAATATCTGATTTAAAATCTAATATATCTAGAGCTCAATTTATACGTGATAGAATAGATGGTTATCCGTTAGATACTAGCCAAAACATTATACTTCCTATAGCTAAGGATAATAAATTTGTTAAAAGAATTACAAATGCATTCCCTCATGAAGCTATGAGAACAGATGGTGGTGTTTATTATACATATTCAAAACATATTATGTCTGGTATACAACGTAACTTTTTAACAGCACAGCTTATAGAATCTCTAGCAACTGCAGGTAATGAAAAAATACAAGATGCATTAATTAATTACTACAAAGTTCCATTTAATAAGCCTGATGTTAAAACTAATATTTTAGGTACATATACTTCTGTAGAAAATATATCTAGACGATTAGGTAGTATTAACATAAATATTACTCCTGAAATGTTAAGCAGAAGAATAGGAACACTTAATTCGTGGGTTACAGCTAATTATTTATCAGGACTGGGAACAACTGTACAAAATTTTACAGCTATAAATCAAAACATTATTGACCATAGCTGGGGGTCATTAAGAGATGCACAAGACTCATGGTCTAAATACAAAAAAGAATGGACTGAACTTATAAATGAATCAGGTATAGTAGAGTTCCAAGACTTTTTTAGTAAATCGATGATTAATGACCTTGCTAATCAAGAGTTAGAGGATAAAACTTCTGAAACTTTATTGGCATCTATGTTACAATATCACGCTGAAAAGAAAAAAATAGGTGAACCTAAAGCTAGAGAAAACTTTGAAAGCAACATAGCTAGAGCTTTAAAAGAATCAGCTTTATTTGACCAAAATATTGTTATTCTAGATGAATCAGAAATTAAACAACGTTCTAAAGAAAGAAAGTCTGAACGTAATAGAAGAATAATAAACAAAATGGTTCAATTTGCTATTAATAAAGAATTTGAATTTAATAGGCATATAAAAGGATGGAAAGTAGTTCCTTATACTGCATTAGGAGCTTACCTTAAAACATGGACTGCAATTGCATCTAATATGGGTGTTTTAGGAAGCATGGGCTCTACTGAAGGTTATATAAGAAGTATGAGTTTTATTATAGGAGTGCAAACAGCACAAAAGAATGGATATATTAGAGATGATATTCAGCCATGGAAAAATAAGGATGAATTAGGAGCTATTATTGAAATAGGTAGAACATTTTCTAGGTTTACTAATTTTGGATTATCAACTACTGATGTAGGAGAAGGTTCTTATGGTAGAATAGGCAATTTAAATATGAAGTTTAAATACTGGTCTCAACAAAAGTTTGGTAGGGATGTGCGTATTATAAAAAACGCAATTACTTCAATGCAAGATATAGATAAGATAAGTAAAGGTAAAAGTGCTAATCCATTTTTTAATCCAAAAGAAGTTTTAAAGATATTGAAGCTTATGTTATCACCTAAATATATGGGGAAAGGTTCTGATGCATTAAGAAAAGTTAATCCTGAAGTTGCAGCATTAAGAAACTTTTTATTTATACAAGGTATTATGACAATATTATTTGATTTTTTTATATTTGGACCATTATTATTACCTGGATATCTAGGAAGACAATTAGCTATAGGTCCTACTAAATATTTAAGAGGAATGGGAAGTGATTTATTATCATTAAGTATGATAGTACCAATGCTTGCATTAATGGCGTATATGGGAGATGATGAGGAAGAAGATGTAGAAAGAACTCTTACTCAATATTTAAGAAGAACTTATATTGGATATTTGCCTATGATGGCTTGGGATTACATAGTATTTTTATTTTACTTACTAAATGATAATACCAGTGGAGTAGCTAAACAAGCTGGCAACATTACAAGAGCATTGCCAGGTGGTAAATATGCGGGGCCTGTAGTTAGAGAAGCAATAGAAGCAGCTGAATAGTTAAGCTTGAGCATAATTCAGTAATTTCTTTCTTTCTCTTAATGTAACATGAACTTTTATTTTATCTTTATTATCCAAAGAATCATAATCACAATTCACAAATAATTTTGAAAGCATAGTGTCTAAGATAACTACTTTAGCCATAACTTGCATTTGTTCTTGATATATTCGTTCCTTATAAGTCAATTTTATCTCCTTTTATTAAATTTAAAAAGCTATCTATTTCAATAGCAGCATATGTTTTACTTCTATTTCGTTTAAAAATAAGCACAGGTGTTCTATCATTACAATTTTCTTCTGCTTGTTCTAATGAAGACCATATATTTAGTCGTTCTTGATTTTTACATTCAAAACTATATGGTATAAGTTTTCTTGCAGCAGGAGAAAGTTTTATATCCTCACCTGACTCTCCCATAATAGCTGACTTTATATCATCTTCTTCTAAACTGCTAAATAAACTTCTTAATTTGTCTCTTACGAAATCTTGAAGTTTTCTACCTTTAGCTTTTTTTGATGCAGTCTTCATATAATAATACCCTATCAAGCCTTCTATTAGTTACTCTTTTAAATTCTCTTAACTTACATTCATTAACTATTTCATCAACTCCATCTTTCAGTAATTTCTCTATTGAAAGCAAAGCTTCTCTTGTAAGCTGAATTTCTGAGTCTCTAAAGGCTTCTCTTATATATTTTTTAGATATACCCATTACATTCCCATTCTATTTCTTATTCTATCAAAAATACTTTTTCTTTCTTCATGTTCTTTGCTAACTTTAATTAACTCTGCAGCCATTTGAGTAATATCAACTTCAATTCTCTCTAAATCTTGACCAAGCTTACTAACTTTATCAAATAATTTATCAATATCAATTGAAGGTGTTTTAGTTTCTTTTTTTGCTTTTGTCATTATAGCTCCTTTGATTCATTCGTTTAATAGCCTTTTCTCTATCAGCTAATATTTTGTCTATTTTTTCTAGATGAAGTATTTCACCACAGCGTTCACACACTATCATTTAATCTCTCCATATTTTTTAATAATATATTTTCTTAGTTTATTTAGAGTCTTTTGTATCTTCTTTTGGTCCAGATTCTTTAACTTTATATTTCTTCGAGAGGAACTCAATAAAATCTTCCTTTTTTCCTAAAAATTCAATTAGGTCTGTTAATGTTTTACCTACAACTTCTACTGCATGATTATATTTATTATCTACAGCTCCTATATAATTTTGTAATTGCTGATTAGTTAATTTCTTATTCTTCATTTAAAAAGCTTCTCCATAATTTGAAAGTATGACGTTGTTTTTTTCTCCAAGCTTCATGCTCTTTAGCTGTTCTAGGTTTGCGTCCTAATTTTTTGCGTTTAGCTTCTACAGCTTTCTTTAAATTATCAGGGTTAGAGTCAAATCCACCCTTCTTATGATACATTTTAGATTTCATTCATTTTCTCCCAATATTTATTACGAACTTTTCTTTTTAATTTGCTATCAGTCTTTCGATACTTTCTAAGTATCCATTCATTATTTATTTTAAATGTATAAAAGTCTTTTTCTTCCCATTGTAATCTATGATATTTAGCTTTAGGATGTGGTCTAGGATTATTAATATTCCATTGCTCATCTATCGCTGTTAAAAAAAATACTAATATATATCCTTTAATTACCATCTACCTAAATAATCTATTATTTTAACAAACAATAAAATGCTTAATATGATAAATACTGCATAGCATATTATAAATATAAATATATTCATTTAAATAACTTTATCGCTTGTAGAGTTAATGGATGGTCGCAAAACTGCCTACATCCTTTATTAATAATTTTTTTTGGTATATCTTTTGGTTCTTCGTCTTTAAAATACTTAAACCAAGTACATTTATTATTTTCAAAGAACTTACAATTAAAACAAGAAACCTGGGGGGCTTCGCCCCCCATTAGTTTCCTTTTCGACAAGACAACACCATCCCTGGCATTACCTAAATCTCTTCATATCTTATAAGATATCCACATATCATAGATAATAATGTAAGATATTATTAATAGCTACGCAACACATTTTAACAGATTGTCTGTAACATATGCATTATGACTAAACGATGCAACTGTAGGTTTCTTTTCATGCCATAGTATATCAGTACAAGCATTATATAAATCCCACATAGTATTCTTAGTTAATGCAGAATTATCATCGTCATTTACATAGTTATTAAGATATTGGTCTGTTATCTTACCCCATGTAGTTGTGGGTAGTGCAGGTATATTTTGCCTAGCAATCTTTAGAGTATCTAAATCCATTTCTAGATTTGTCATAGCTCTAAATTTTCTAGCAATACTCTCTACACTATTCCCACAACCATTTATGATATTGACGACTTTCATCATTTCTTCTTCATAACCTTGGCTTGATATATCGTGTTTGAATCGATAGGAGTTGAAATGGTCGTTAGTCATCATACCATTAGTACATACAAGTCTCATTAAGAATAACTTCATTTTTAATGCAGTGCTACCATCATAGCTATTCCAAAATCCTAAACCTAACGCTACATCATCATCTTTAGCTATTTGAACTCTATGAGTTTGAGATACTAGTCCATAAAAATATCTTCTACCATCAAAGAACTCTTTAGCTGGAGTAAATTCAGCATTACAAAGACTAGATATAGTATCAGCCATTTCTTTTACATCTTTGTTAGGTATTAATAAATATTTCTGTCCTACTACACCACATTCTACCCAGTCTTCTCTGCCTGTTCCATCTTTATTATTCTTTATTTCTTTTCGCTGCACAGCAAAAGCTGAGGATGTAATCCCCTGATAATCTAAGGGGACTTTTCTTATTTCGTTATATGGATACATTATAAATTCCTTTCCATTTTAAGTTTGTTAAGTTTTAATACTAAGTTAAGTTGTTCCTTTTCTCTATTAGCAGTTGTAGCTACATGAAGCAATTTAATATTACCATCTTGACCTTTACGAGGTGTGATAGATAATACTTTACTTGCATTATATGCTATACGAAATGAGCCACGTGATGAAGCAATATTCATACCTTCAGCCATAGCTGTTTTAGTAATTTCTGATACAGCAAATACAACTAGGTTATTTCTAATAGCTACTTCTGTTAACGCACCTGCTATTTCCTCCATCTTGAGATTTAAGTCCTTATGCTTTGATTGCATTAAACCTATGTGGTCTACAACTACAACCTCTGGTTTAACAGGAAGCATATTTATCTTTTTCTCAAGCTCAAGAGCTAAACAAGGAGCATAGTCTACATACAACCATTTGAAAGCATCACTTATACCGTTCATACTTTGTTGGTAATACTCTCGTATCTCTTCTTCTGACCAGCCTTTTTCTATTTGAATAAAACGTTGCCATATTTGCCTAGCAGACATTTCCATTTCTAAGAAATAAGTTGGTCGTTTAAGATGATTAACCCAATTCTGTAAGAGCATAGTCTTCATAGATTTAGGTGGAGCTTGTATAACAACTAACTCGCCAGGATATATAGGAAATTCTACGCCATATTGTTTACCTATATCTATTGGCTTTAAATCACTACGATAGAAATTAATTAAATTAGTTTCCATCTGTTCAGCTGTCATCAAACTAGTAGACTTCTTTGATTTATAGATTTTGCATGTAGATTTACAATAACTATCCATTACTGTATCCATACATCCGTATCTATAGCCATTACCTCCATGACCTTTATAGCAATCAGTAACAATTCTATCCATTTCTGACACTTTAAATGGATGTGAATCACTACTTACACGTTTACGCCAATCTTCCATAATAAGCCTAACTGTATGCTCAGGATAACGCCATCGCAGCCACGCAGCAATACGCAATGCTACTGCATGACGATTTCCAAATGATGTACCTTGCAACATACCTGATATACAAGGATGATTGACAGGGTCAGGATTCATACCTACTTCGGTTTTATACATAACTGTTTCTTTCTTAACATTACGAACAAGAACATCGAATACTGGATTAGCAGCAATCAATTCTTTCGGCAACTTATCTTGTCGAGATTTACTAGCTAAGGATTGTATCTCTATTCCAGATAGACTATTTAATTCTTTTTCATCCATATATATTTTCCATAATCTGGATTTAGTATTTAAAGTATTATTTAGTCTTATTATTCTTGTTTTATCAGTTACTGAAGCATCAGCATAATCGTATACACCTTTCTTGGTAAGTTCATCTTTAACTTTAAGATGTAGATTTTGACAAGGCTCCCATTTAAAAGCAGTGTCAGGTATACCTATATGAAAACCTCTGCCACTAAAATATATATTATATGGAACTTCTAGTTTCTTAAGTAGTTTAAGAAGCTCTATTGTTTTAGCTTTAGCAGTTTCTATAGTATTACCATCTACATCTAATAAAAACTCTTTAGGCATATATATCTTACCATCAAAACCTGATAATGATTTAGTGCCTTCAAAGAACTTTATTACATAGCTATCATAACCATACAAAGAAATAAATGTATCCTTAGCTGTATTCTCAAACGAAGATTTCTTAGACGAATCAAAGAAATGATGTCTATCAGAATAGCTAAACGCAAATTCTCTTATCATATTATTTCTCCTTGGGGTTAAAATGGGGACTCACGTATTCCTTCGCCTAACAGGGCACCTGAAAAGGTTATCGTAATTAGGACTTACAGGACGAGTTGATGTCCCCATTTATAGGGTTATTTAGAACGGGTCAGCAGTAGCTGTACTGTCAGCAGGCTTTTGTGTCCTACCAGCAATGTATTTCTCAGCTGCTTGCTTAATGTTTTCTATTCTATCTTCAGTATATTTATCTACTGCATTCTCAAATGGTGCGGCAGGAGCAACCTTCTGAGCTACTTCTGCATATCCATTAGCATTTTTATAGAATAAAACTTGTAATTTCTTACCTTTTAATGATGCAGGACTGTCATCTAACGATGCCATTTTAGTTCCATCATCACTTTCATGCTCTTCAAGAACATCAGGATTACAGCTACGAATCATATTAGATACGCTAAACTCTTCACCATCTTGTCCTCTTGCTTCCCAGATTCTACATTTAAGAGTTTCTGGATAGTCTTCAAACCATAAATCAACAAATCCAGAGCCATTATAGTCTCCTCTTTTAGCTTGACTTATCGTTACATTCTTCCATCCTTCACCGAAAGATGTTCCTGATTTTTCTTTTACAGTAATTGCCATTACTTATTCTCCTTGTGTTTTATTAATTAATGTTTTACAACTAAGCGTTTTACCACTACCAGGTTCTCCTATAATAAGAATCTTTGCTGAATCCCAGCCTTTCTTCTTTATTACATCAAGTATTACCTGATAATCTTGTGGCATTTCAGGTTCTAACATTTGACTTCTATCTTTTGCATGACAATAGTGTTCGTCTCTAGCTGTTACCCAAACATACTCTCTTTCACCTTTCTTATTTTTCTTAACTTTGGTATACAATACAAAGTCAAACCATTTACCAACATCTACTTTAGTAGAGCCTTCGATATATGGCATCATTCGCAATACACCATTTTCATTGTCTTGTTCTGCTTTAGAATGACAATTAACTATCAAACTACATGGAATAGAGTTAGTAAAAGCAAAGAAACTATCTAGTTTATCCTTCAATTTACCCCATTGCTGTAGTTTTAACGCATCTTGTGAGCCTTTTAGCTCTCTTGCGTACTTTTTAGCCATTTCACTAGCTGTGTCAATAACCATACATTCTACTTTATGGCCATCTTTAGGCACAACCTTTAGAGATGTCTGATTTACTTTAACACCATCTATATCAACAACTGATTCAACTCTTTCACGAGTCCATAGCTGTGCTATAAATGATGAGAAGTCTGAGAATGTATTAAATTCAAGTGGGCTATATCCAAACATTTGTTTAATACTATCTCTGCTTCCTAGTGATTTGTAACCGTTTTCTAGGTCAACATATAGTGTTTTCATACGTTATTATTTCCTTTTTTATTTGATTTTTAGTAAGTGTTAAATTTACAATAACTTATACAATAATAAAAGAAATATTACTTACTTACATTATATGTGTACTTAGCATAACCCTTTTTAGGTACAATATTAGTCTCAATATCATGACCTTCTTGCCTTAGATTAAATATTAAAGCACCTAACCTAAAGCTTCCATATTTTTCTAAAGCTTCAAGTGGTGTTATGCTGCCATATGTTTGTAAGTGAGTAAGTACTTTTTCTTGTTTACTTATTTTCTTGTCCATAATACTCCTTTGCTGTTATTTTGTTGTCTTTAATAGTATTCCAATTGACTGATTTGGGAAGATTATCCCAGTCATATCCTAAATCGTAACCGTAATCTGATAGCCAATCTTGTGCTACATCTTTTACTCTACCCATTTTTTATTCTCCTTATCAATATCCATTCTCCAGTATGAGTAACATGATGAATAATCTTTTCTTGCATTTGCCTATCATTTAACTCACCATCCTCCCATATTTCTTCTGCAGGTACTTCTTCCCAGTTATCTACATCTTCACCCATATCTTTATCTTTCCACCAATGATATCTTTTATCTTTGGGTTGTTCGTTTACAACTGGTTTACATACACATACTTTATAAATACATTTACATTCAATCATATTAATCTCCTTAGAATATATATCTTATTGTTTGCCATGGTATGTTGTGATAATGTAGATTCTCAAACTTTTTAATGTAATCTTTCTTAAATCTATAGTAATAACGTATATTATCACCTCCATATTCAGATGTTTTATCTTCCTGTAAGCTTGGATTCCACAAAAATTCTTCACCAGATACATCATTATCTACATTATATTGATGCATTTCTTTATTATGAGTTAAAAATATGCATTCTGCTTTGACTTTATCTTTAATACTATCATCTACAATAGCATTTACATGAGTAAATAACTCTTTATAATCTTCTACAAAGTCTTTATACATAATAATAGGTGAGTAATTTAGATGCACATCGTATCCAGCTTCATAAAAATCATTAACAGCTTTAATTCTGTCAAGTATTTTACTTGTACCAGGCTCTAATACATCAGACATCACTTGTGGCATTAAACTAAAGCGTATTCTAACCTTACGATTAGCGTTATATTTTAATAAATGTTTATTTACATACTTAGTAGCTGCTGTGCCCATAGCTTTTTCATTACTTTTAAAATAATCAAATAGCTTTTCCCATTCGTGGTACTTTGCATGAGCTACATAGTCCTCGTTACAGCTAAAGTCATAAGTATAATATGTTTCGTGTGTTTGATTAGGCTCTTTAGGCCAATCAAGTAGCCATAAATGTCTATCAATAGCATCTAATATAGCATTTGTATTCTTAGCAATTGTCAAACCATGTTTATTATGCCTACGCATATAACAATAACTACATTTATATATACAGCCATAACCAAAGCTGGGAGTTATATAGTCGCTACTACGACCTGAAGGTCGAATAATCATTGACTTTCTATCTATATATTTCATTCTTGCTCCTGTATAAGGGCCTGCAACCTTGGTTATCAACTATTCGTCACAGGATTTACTGCAGACCCTATTATATTATTTAATCTTTTAATCCTAATACTGGTAAAACATCTTGCTCTTTACCTGTTCCATACCATAATGCTCCACCATCATTACCTTCATCATCTGCTTGTAATATTAATCGTGTGCCATTATCAAGAACTATACATACAGGCCTAGAATGCCAGTCATAATCTCTAGCTTCTTCAACACCCATATATTTTACATCAACTATTTTACGTTTAAGTAATACATCACGTGCTTTTTCATTCCAATATTCTGGTAAATCCATTATTTAGTCTCCTTAATTTCTTTGTATTCATTTAGTTTTTCTCTTATTTCTCTTGCAGATTTACGTCCCATATTTTTATATTTTAAAAGTCTACTTTCAGGTATATACATAAGCTCTTCAAGATATTTAAATCCAGCATTTAAAAGACAATGATGTGTTCTAACACTAAATTCAGCATCTTGTATTGGAGTAATTAATTCTGCACCTTTATATTGAGAAGCAAACTTTTTATCAGTATATACATAATTAGATTTTACTTTTTCAATACATCTTAAAGCACCTTCTCTTTTTACTTTAAATACTACATGAAGTCTTCTTTTAACTTCATCAGGATTAACTTTAGGATAGTTTTCATTGTTTAAAATATAATTAGGTACATCACGATAATGATGCCATTGTTTACGTTGGTATATTTTACACCATTGTCTAGCTCTTTCTTCTGTTACATCAAAATAAAACTTTTCACCTACTTTCATCTCAGACATAATTTGCATTGCCAGACTTTTAGGATATACTAGTTTTAATTTATTATTTTTTGTATATACTTTATATAATTCCATTGTTTTCTCCTGTGAGTTGATATTTATTATTAGTGATATACTTATTGAAGCATTATTAAGCTTTTTTATCATTCTATGGTAGTGCCTTAAAGACTGTGCTTGTAGTCCATATATTTTGTTTCCATCTCCATCAACAGTTTGCATGGGAGAACTTTAAGGTTCCTGGAATAAACTTAGGCTAACTTCTCAGGACTGCCATAGCTATAGTTAGCTACTTATATATGCTTTAGAGCTGTACCACACAATAACGGGCCATTAAGGATATATTGTCCACCTTACTCTATAATTTAAAAGGGGGCTTGACCCTCGTTAGTGCCTAACAAACATTGTAAGTAAAATGTAAACACTCGCCTGTCAATATCCCCCTAAATGATTGGGTGCGACAGTATTTAAACTGCTAAAGATTTGCTGTCACACAACTCTTCGCACCCACAACATAGAATCTAGCCGATTTCAAATCCACCAGATTCAGAGCAGAACAAAATAAAGTCTTGCAGATGACCCACACTAAATGGATACATCATATTAAAATCTTTAGGGTTACCATATTCATCTTTCTCAGCTTGTTCTATAGATAACTTTATTTCATTTTCATAATGAGCAGCTCTACCGTCATCAATACTTGCTTGTAAATCTCTAGCCATACCACTAGCTTTTTCTTCAGAGATTTCATAGCAGTCATTATAACTACCACGTTCAAAATCTTCTTCAGTTAAATCAGAACATACTTCACAAGCATACGCCCATAATCTACGCCACCACCATACATTAGAACGAAAATATATGCCTGGATTTTCTTTCTCTCTTAACGTCATTTCACTATAATAAGCCTTCTCTAACTCATCTTTAGCTTCTTTAAAAATCGCTTGTCGCTCATCCCAATTCATACCTTCATATTTATTATATGTAGGATATTTATCTTCGTTTATTTCTCTCATTACTGGATTCATACCATATAAATCAAATCCCATTGTTCTTACTCCTTATGTTGTTGTTTATTATCAAAATCTAGACCCCAAGTAGTCTAGGAGGAGCAACTCGGGGCGGTGTGTATATCTACACTTAAAGACTGTTTACTAACCACTTTCGCTCGTAGTATTCAACTCCTGTTAATGGGTCTGTGGCAGTTTCGTGAGAGGTGTTCCGAGAGTCCTAGGACCTCTGTCGTTTCAACATCGTGTGGTACTTTCTTCGTGCCATTAACTATTACAACACACGCTAATGTGCTTTAATTTATTTCCATCTCTATATTAAATGGTTTAACATCTAAACCATCATCAAACTTATGGATAAAATCATTTATTACTTTCCATTTATCTTTATCTTTAGGTGATACACCAAACATAAATTCCATTTCTGCATTATTATTATGATGGTGTACATTTATATCGTTATCATAAACAGTAACTATTACATTCTTCGTGTTTACTTCATAACTATCACATATATCTTGTTCAACAGCATCTTGTATTGCTAACGCTATCGGACAATTACATTCATCTTCTTGAATACCATTTTTTATATGGTCTTTAGTAATCTCTATCAACATTATACTTAGCCTCCATTTCTTTTTGGTCTAGCCAATTATCATAAGCATCCATTTCTTGCTCATTTTCTTTTATCTGTTGTTTTAATTCTTTTTTAAATGTTTCTATATCATCATCAGCGTCTGTCTTTAATAAACGTAACGCTGTTTTTAGCATGGCTGTGCTATCAGCTAGTTCTGTGTAACTCATTTCTCTAGTCTCCTTAGATTTAATTGGTATTGATACCGTACTCGTTTAGTAGCCTGCTTGATAGAAATGTGGGTATACTCAGCAGCTGAGACATTCCTACCAAGGGCTACATCTTTACGGTTTATATAATGAATAAACTCGCTTGCTCTCATCCTCCAAAGTACTCCTGTAAATCACAATAAATAGCGTGCATAATTTCAGTATATCTTTCTTCATTAACACGTTCATTATTTATTTCTCTTAATTCTACAAATACTTTAGTGATAAGAGCTTGAAAGGGTTGTTCTAACCATGGCTTAGGAGGAGGTTCTTTTAACAACGCCTTATTTAGCTCGGATGGATGTTCATTTATCATATGTTCCATAAGATTATTATCAGGTTGATTGATAAATATATCATCAACATATCTATTGTCTTCTTGCACACAGAAAGGACATGGCTCACCATTACCAACAGCTAACATACCTTCAACATCTATTTGTTTAGCCATTTCTGTCCTCCTTATTTATTTTATTTACATCGATACCAAGTTTCTTTTCTATGTTCTCGATGCGATTTAATATAATTCTAGCTGTCTCTCTTAGTTCTCTAACTATATCATCATAGATACTCATTTGTTCGCTCCTTGTTTAAATTGTTGGGCTACTAGTCGCTCCTGACGTTCACCCACGCACCTTTAGTCTATCAGAATTATGTTGTGCTAGCAGAGTGGAGAAGGGTTAAATCACCATATTAACTTTCCTCAGCTTTGGCCGTCAAGCCGCTATTATATACTATTAAAGTATACTATACATTATGGCTCTAACCCCATAACAGCAGAATCCTACTCATTAATACTTTTAACTCTCATCAGGCTATTAACCTGAGCCGAACCCTCAAAGCGGGCTAACACAATTTAAATTTACTTATCATTACCATAAAATATATCTAGGATAGGACTGATAGATAATCCTAGAAAGATTAACCACGCTGTTAATATTGGCGTTAGTTCGATACCTTTATACCAGTGATGTAACACAAGTATAGACATTAATATTTGTGCTGCTATTGGGGCATATTTAGCCCATTTATCAAAGAAATCCATAATGTTGACACTCCATATTGTTTAGGACACGTTTATTTATATATACTTACGTTTTAGTGTGTGTGAGAAGTAGTAAGGAAGTGAGTAAGAACCCACTCCCCTGCTACGATAAGACTAATTGAAAGGCTGTTCAGATACAGAATCATCAGTATCTTGTTGCAATGATGCTTGATACTGTGCTTTGGTGTAAAGTTTGTCATCCTTGTCAATATAAATCTCTTCTCCATACTCAGCCTTGTAAAGCTCCACCTCTTCATCATTCACATCATTGAGCCAAATAGTAACTATATCACTAGTAGCCTCTTGTGACTGAGTAACACCTCTCTTGAGTCTAGATATTGAGAAGTTTGTAGATGTATCGCCAAAGAAATCAACTGTCTTTTTGGGTTGCCTATTTGAGTAAGCCCAAGTGTTGCCTGAGTTGCCTGTAGTTGCTGAAGACCAAGCTATCTTCTGTAGTGTAAGACGTTCCATATATTCTCCTTTGTAATTAATTCAATTCAAACTTAACCTTTTTCGATATGAAAAAAGCTATATCAAGGGGTATACCTTATGAATATGGTTGTATAACATTTTGTAATATTTTTCAAAACTTGCCCTTGTATTTATAATAGTAGGTTTAGTATATTATTTGGTTCATGAGGCAATATATAAATATTATCACCCTAGAAGTACCCCTGCAATGGTTCTGCTTAGAGGGTCAGACGTTGGTTTTACTCTCCATATAGGATAAAGAGTTTTTCACCGATAGCCTCACAAATTGTTTTAATATAAGCTTTAGTATGGGTCGATGTATAATTACTCGATGAAGGCAAGATGAGAATGAGAATGTCCGTAGGAGACTAAATAAGCTTGGTTTACTGAAAGTAGTTATCTAGTGTACTGGCTAAATGTGAAATTTAAAATTAAATATTTTTACCCTACAGGGATACTTACGTCCTTTTGCATGTCGCTCACACTATTTGGAAATAGTGTTCGCTTTTTGTATATTTAACCTATGAGTAAACCTAAAAAGAATATTGTTACTTATACATTAAATATTAAATACAATAAAGATACCGATGAAGTTGAATATATTGCAGAAGGTTATGATGATGATATGGCTGATTTTGTCCCTATAACTCCATTTAATATAGAAAAAGACTATACTGAGTTTATTACAAGTGAAGATATGGAAATGATACAAGAAATTTATGACATCGAAGATTGTTAATGAGACAATATACTGTAAATAAATTTAAACATAATGTATATGAAGATGATGGGGAAGTTCCGTCTAATATAATTGTTAAAGAAGATTGGCGTACAGCTAATATAGGAGACTGGGTAAGAGCAGATGATGACTGCATTATTCAGATTCTTCGTAAAGGTAAGATGCTTAGAAAAAAAGGTACTCGGTATTATGTAGGAACATGTACGGGTACTTTTTTAGTTTTACCTAAAACAAAAATGGATACAGACCGTAGGTCTAATATATACTCTTTTGGTGGGCATGAAACACCTGAGGAAGTAGTAAAGAATAGAAAAGAATTAACAGCCAATGAGGAACTTTTTGTTAAGTTTATGGCTATAGATAAAGATATGCCAGAAGAAGCGTACGTTAAAGCGTTTCCTACAAATAATAAAAGGTATGCTAGAGTTAAAGCTGCTAACCTTTTACAAACTGAGAGGATAAGAACTCGCATGAAAGAAGACTTAAAACCAACCTTAGATGAATTAGGTATAGACGATAGAATGGTTCTAAGTGGAATAAAGTCAGAAGCAGTAAATGCTGAAAAAGCAGATACAAGACTTAAAGCTTTATTTAAATTATCTGATATACTTGATTTAGAAGAAAAGACTACTACTAAAGTCCAGCAAGTTGCAGGAGCTGTATTTCAAGGATTTACCGATGATATGATAGAACCTGTAGAAAAATTAAAAGAAATATCTGATGGAAAATAGTAGGCCCAAGTTAGAGGCAGTTAGGCTTGAAACTCCATTTGGTGCTATAGAAAGTGATAGTGGTAATCATTCTGTAGATGTTATTACTATAGGTGCATTGATAATTATATTATATATATGCAAGAGGATATATTTTGGTAGATGATAGAAGAGGTAATTAGTTTATGGCTAATGTTAATTTTAATAATGTATCAAAAGCAGAAGAAGCATTAAAACTTGCTAGTAAAGATAATATTGCATTTGGTAAATTATTTTTACAAGATGACTTTCTTAGGAGTGAAACTCCACCTTTCCATTATGAAATAGCCGATGTAATTTCAAACGAAGAACATAAGCAAGTAGCTATAATACTTCCTAGGGGTCATGGTAAGACAGTAATGACTAAGTGTGATATACTTAAATCATTTTGCTTTACTAAAGACCCTTTGTTTTATGGATGGGTATCAGCTACTGCTAAATTAGCTACTGGTAATATGGATTATATTAAATACCATATTGAATTTAACGAACGGATTAATTATTACTTTGGTAACTTAAAGGGTAATAAATGGACTGAAACTGATGTGGAGCTTACAAATGGATGCAAACTTATTTCAAAATCAAATATCTCAGGGATTCGTGGAGGTGCTAAACTCCATAAAAGATACGACCTTATCATTCTGGACGACTTTGAAGACGAAAACAATACGATTACACCAGAAGCTAGAGCCAAAAACTCCAACCTTATCACTGCTGTGGTCTTTCCTGCACTTGAACCTCATACTGGTAGGTTACGTATTAATGGTACTCCTGTGCATTTTGATTCTTTTATTAACAATCTTATTGTTAATCACGAGCAGTCTAAGAAAGAAAACAAAGACTTTTCGTGGAAAGTAGTTCTTAAAAAAGCAATAGAAGATGATGGTACTATGCTATGGGATTCATGGTTTGGTGCTAAAGAAATGGAGCGTAAAAAGAAGTTTTACGCTGATAGTGGGCAACCCCAAAAGTTTTTCCAAGAATATATGATGGAAGTGCAGAGTGAAGATGATGCTATGTTTACTCGCGACCATATTAAATATTATAAAGGTAACTTTATGCATGATGCTGATTCAGGAATAGGATATCTTATACCTGATGATGGAGATGCACAGCCTGTAAATGTATATGTAGGAGTTGACCCAGCGACTGACAGTGCAAGAAGAGAAGCTGATTATAGCGTATTACTTGCAGTTGCAGTTGATTTAAACAACAATGTATATATATTAGAATATTTAAGAAAAAGAGGTATACCTGTACTTGGTATTCCAGGAGAGGATAAAAAAGGAATAGTAGATTATATTTTTGACTTTGCGTCTAAATATTCTCCACAGCTATTTACTATAGAAGATACTGCAATGAGTAAGCCAGTATTCCAAGCATTAAGAGCCGAGATGCGTAGACGCAATAATTTTGATGTACGTTTTAAGGAAGAATTACCAGGAACTAGATTATCTAAAAGAGATAGAATACAAGGTATTCTTGCACAACGATTTGCAATAGGTCAAATACATTTAAAGAAAGATATGTATGATTTACAAAGAGAGATAATAACATTTGGTCCACGTATGAGCCATGATGATACTATTGATGCACTTGCATATGCATGTAAGTATGCACAGCCACCTATTGGAATAAAAGAAAATAAAGATAGTTATTATAAACATAGACCAAAAGCTAAAAGCTGGGTAACTGCGTAATGGATATACTTGCATTAATAGAAACGTTTGGAGTTCCAGTTGCTATGAGTATTGCATTTGGTTTTTTTATTTGGAAACAAAACAACTGGATACAAAACGAACTACAAAAAGAACTACGAGAATCTTTCGAACGATTAGAAGATATGATAGATAAAGATTTTAGAAATATAGTTATTGGTCTTATTAATGCACAAAAAGAAACTCAAATTAAAATAAGTGAAATAAATAGAAGTTATAAAGCTATTGTCGAAATTATATGTATGTTAGAAGATAATGGTTTAAAAAAGAAATGGCTTCAGAAAAAAACAGTAGAAGAAGACTGGTAAACTTTATTATATTTAGATGCTAAATACCATAAGGACTATAAATGGCAAAAATAGATAAAAGAGTACAAAGAATTAATGACGTGTACAATGCCTCACGTACTGAAAAAAGAGTACAGTGGGAATATATTAATCAAAAAGGATTTGATTTTGCTAATGACAATCAATTAACTGAAGAAGAACGATTACAACTTGAAGAACAAGGTATGCCAACATTTACTATTAATAGGATTATTCCTGTTGTAGAAATGTTAAATTATTATGCTACTGCTAAAACGCCAAGATGGCAAGCAGTAGGAGTTGATGGTAGTGATAGTGATGTAGCTTCAGTATTTTCTGATGTAGCTGATTATATTTGGTATCATTCAAAAGGTGATACGCTGTTATCTAATGCTGTTAATGATAGTATAACTAAATCAATAGGTTATTTATTAGTAACTATAGACCCTAATGCTGATAGAGGAATGGGAGAAGTTGTTATAAAACAACCAGACCCATTTGATATATTTGTAGATAATAAATCAAGAGATATTTTATTCAGGGATGCAGCATATATTCTCATCCGCAAAATCCTACCAAAAGGTCATCTCGTTAAACTGTTTCCAGAAAGCAAAAGAAAAATAATGACTGCATCCTCGAATAATAATAGTTATGATAATTATTCTGAAAAAAGTATTGATAGAAGTCAGCATGATTTCCATTATAAAGAAATGGAAGACAATACATCTTTATATAATGACAAAGAAAGTCAACTATTAGAATTTCATGAATTATACGAAAAAGTTAAATTAGAATATGTTAATGTTTTTTATAGAGAGCTTCCTGATGAAGAGAAAATGAAAGATATTATAGCTGAAACAGAACAAATAATTAAAAGAATGTCTGTTGAACTTGAGGTTGCGTTTAAAGAAAAGAAATTAGAAATGGATATAATGCTTGAAAAAGGAGAATTGCTTCCAGAGCGTTATGAATTAGAACTTCAAAAAATTAAAGAATCTAATAAACAGCAATTAGAGCAAGTAGAAATAGAAACAATGCACAGACTTACAGAAGAAGATTCTAAAACTTCTAATAAAATAGTTACTGCAAAAGAATTTAAAGTATTACAAGAAACTAAAACATTTAAAGATAGAATATTAAATGCTGTTAATTTTTATGAAGATAAAGTAAAACTTACATGTATTGCTGGAGATAAGTTTTTATATGAAAAATTTTTACCAATAACTGAATATCCATTAATACCATTTCATTATAAATGGACAGGAACACCTTTCCCAATGTCAGCTGTTTCTCCATTAATAGGAAAACAAAGAGAATTAAATAAAGCTCATCAGTTAATGGTACATAACGCATCATTAGGTTCATCATTAAGATGGATGTACGAAGAAGGAAGTATTGATACAGACTATTGGGAAAAATATTCATCAGCTCCTGGTGCTTTGTTGCCAAAACGTAGTGGTTTTGAAGCTCCACAGCCAGTAATGCCTTTTCAATTAAACAATGCATTTTTTAGTTTAGTGCAAGCAGGTAAAGGAGATATGGAATATTTAGCTGGTATATATTCATCAATGCAAGGTGATATAGGAGCTTCAGGAGATATGCCTTATCGTGGTATGCTTGCTATGGATGAATACGGAACTAGAAGAATTAAATATTGGTTAAAAAATAGCATGGAACCTGCACTTCAACAAGTAGGTCAAGTTGTTAAAGAATATTCTCAAGCTGTTTATACAGCACACAAAGTATTTACAATTACTCAACCTGATGATAGTATAAAAACCGTTGAATTAAATGTTCCATTGTATAATGACTTTGGAAGAGTAATAGGCAAATGGAGAGATTACAATACATCTAGATTTGATGTAAGAATTTTATCAGGTTCTACATTGCCATTAAATAGATGGGCATATTTAGAAGAATTAAAACAATTAATGCAGCTTGGAGTTGTAGATGATATGGCTGTACTAGCTGAAACTGATATAAAGAATAAAGATAAAATAGCATCACGTAAATCTTTATATGCTCAATTACAAGGTCAGATTGAAGAAATGAAAAAATTAATGCAAGATAAAGAGGGAACTATTGAAACCCTTGAAAGACAACTTGTTCAAGCAGGTATTAAAAATAAAGTTATGCAAGGTCAAGTTGAAATTAGTAAACAAACACACGATTCAAGAAGTGCTATTAAAAAAGAAGAGATGGAAAGCAAAGCAATGCAAAAACTCTTAAGGCAAATGATGAAAAATGATGCTGACACTAAAAAAACAAAAGCACAAGATAAAATGAATAATTTGCAAAATAAAAATTAGTGTGTTAATTTATCTATTAGATTTTTCAATAAAAGGAGAAGTAAATGAGTGATAATACAAACGGTAACCCAAAAGCAGTAGATGATGCAGTTTTTGGCTCCGCAGATTCATTCTTTGACTCACTTGAAGATGATGTTAATGGCATCATTCATGATGATGTTGATGAAACAAAGGCAACTCCAGAAATGGACCCCAATGTAAATAATCAGCCTCAAGAAACACAGGTGTCAAATACCTCAACTGAAAATCAAGATATTGATTGGAAGAAAAGGTACAGCGATTCCAGTCGTGAAGCACAAAAAATGCAAGCCGAGCTTAATGAGCTCAAACCTTACGTTCCAGTGTTAGATGCGATGAAAAAAGATAGTAGACTAGTAGACCATGTTAGAGGATATTTCCAAGAAGGCAATGACGTTCCACAAAATATCAAAGAGCAATTAAAGCTTCAAGAAGATTTTGAGTTCGATACTGACGAAATGGTAAATAACCCTAATTCGGACTCTCGTAAGGTCTTTAATTCAATGGTAGACAATATTGTTCAAACACGAGCAAATCAAATACTGTCACAACAAGAACATCAATCTAGAGAAGCTAAAAATAAAGAAGCTATAAAAAATGAAGCTTTGGCTTTCAAAGAAAAGCATAATATGGATTCTGATGAATTTAAAGTTTTTTTAGATACTGCTAAGAGTAAATTCTCTAAGCAAGGTCGCTTGTCTTTTGATGATATGTATTTACTTGTTAATCGTGATTCAGTTAAACAAAATGTTGCCAATGCAGCCAAGGAAGATATGCTTACTCAAATGAAGAATGTTAGAAACATTCCAACTAGTCAAGGAGGCACTAATAACGCAGGAAATACTAAAGCTAGTCCAGATGATGGTGTATTTGATGTATTATTAGATGTCGATGGTAATCTCGATAACATGTTTGGCTAGATAAAACAACTAAAAAGACTATCTAGCTTAACTAACTTCACATAAATGTGGAAAGGATAGTCTCATGGCAGATTTATTCAATTTATCGAATTTGGATGTCTCTCCTGTTTCTGGTAACGGACCTGGTGCTGGTGCTAGTTTATCGACTGGAGATATGCGTAGACGGTTTAACTTTGGTGACAGAGTTTCTGAACTATCTATCGCTCAAGACCCATTTTTTCGATTCGTAAGTAAAGTGGCTAAAAAGCCAACAGATGACCCTCAATTCAAATTTACTGAAAAGAGGCACTCATATCATAAAAGGTATGCATACCTAAAAGCAATGGGAAGTAATTTTGCAACTGCTTTAACAGGAACTGTAGGTAGTGCTAATGGTTTTGCATCTGGTGAAACTTTTTATGGTAAATTTGGAGCTGATTACTCTAACCAAGGTAATTTAGTAAATAGGTTTGGTCAAACTCCTGAATATGAAGAAGGCGATACAAATACAAAGCCAGGATTCTTTATGGAAGGTCAATTAATTAAAGTTCCTGTAGCTTCTGCTGATAATACAGGTGGAGCTTCATCTGTAATTGACTACCAAATTGTTAAAGTTACTAGTGTTGTTGATAATGGTAATTATGTTAATATTACTGGTACAGTAATTAAAGGTGTTGCTACAGGTAGATACTATATGGGTGTGCCTGTATCAATAGTTAACAATGCTGGTACAACAACTCAAAGCGAAGAAGCTTTAGCTCCTTTCAAATGTTATGTTGTAGGTACTGCTCATGCTGAAGGCTCTGGTTATCCAGAAACTTGGCAAGACCAGCCTTACTCAACAAACTATGGAAGAACTCAAATATTTAAAACTTCTCTAGCTATGACTAACACAGCGATGGCTACTCAACTAAAGCATGAATCTAGTGAGTGGGCAAGAATGTGGAAAGAAAAGCTAATAGAGCATAAGTTTGATATTGAAACTTCTTTATTGTTTGGAACTCAAAGTGATACATATTACACAACTCAAGGTGCAGTTGACTATATTAATAGTTATGGTAATTCATTTACACTAGACACTAACACTAAGACTTCAGATGATTTCTTAGATGATATGTCAGCGTACATGGACCCAAGATACAACTCACAAAGTGCTAATGTGTATTTTGCTAGTACAGCTGTATATAACTGGCTACATAAAATGGGTGGATACTTCAAGAATAATCTTGAAATTTCATCTAACTTTAAGTCAGATATTGCTATGACTGGTAAAAAGAAAGTATTTGGTGTAGATATCACTTCTTTCTCAACTCCATATGGTGACCTTAATGTGGCTAGAAATATCCACCTTGATGGAACTAATGTAAAGATGCTTGGAATTGATATGAAGCACTGTGCGTATCGTCCACTAGTGGGCAACGGTATCAACAGAGACACTTCAGTTTACGTAGGTGTGCAAACACTCGAAAACTCTGGTGTTGACCGTAGAGTTGACTTAGTCTTAACAGAAGCGGGAATGGAATGGTCAATGCCTGAAGCTCACGCTATCTGGTTATAAGGAGGTTTAGATTATGGGTATACCATTATATGGACAAAATAAAGATGGCGATAAGTTAAACTTATTTGCTAATGCTTTAGTGGCATCTAAAACACATGACTATGCAAGTTTAGCTGATGAAGCTGATGAAGCTACAACTGTAGACTGTCCTGGTGCTGTTTTAGGTGATTTTGCACTAGCTTCCCTAAGCATAGACAATGAAGACATTATAATGTCTGCATCTGTTTCTGCCGCTGACACAGTGACTGTTAATGCAAAAAATATTGGTGGTGGCACTAAGGACTTAGGTTCTGCTACTATTAATGTTTTAGTTATTAAACAGTCGTAAGGAGGTAGATAATGGCTGACGGAAATGGAACTAAGTTAGCTGGAAGAGCTAATTATCAAGATGGCGAATATATATTTGCTATGAATGATGCTTCTGCTTCAACTCACAATCTTGAAATTGGAGATAGTGGAAAAGTATACTTTTTAAGTAATACTGTAGCAAGAACCATCAATTTACCTGCTCCTGCAGCTGGTGTCCGATTTAAATTTATAAATACGGATACTACTGCAGATAGTAGTATTGTTGCAACTGGAGCTATCCTTAAAGGTGGTGCAGAATGTGGTGATGCTTACTTAACTCTTGTTGGAACAACTATTGTTGTTGAAGCAGAGGGAGCTATAGGTGATTGGCTTGAGTTAATTAGTGATGGTACTTATTGGTATGTTAGTGGTCATGGTTCACATGATGCTAGCTTCTCAGTATCTTAGTAAATAATAAACTAATCGAGTTTGCCTGTTTCGGCAGGCAGACTCACTTAGTAAAGGAATAAATGCAAACATTTGAAGAAAGAATAGAAAGTTTAACTAAAATAGCAATAACGTCATCGTCTACTCCTAGTCAGGCTGATGTAAGTGAATACTTACAAGATGGAGTTAAAGATTATTTAAGAAAATTAATTACTTTAGGAAATGCTAAAGCTTTAGTTCCTTTTACACAAATTTCAAATGTATCAGATGGAAATGGACTGTCTGTAGAAACAACAGCAGTTTTAAATGTATTAAGAGGCGATGGTACGATAATGAATCCTGCTACTGAAATACCTGCAGCTTTAAAAGGTAGAGCAGCGGATACAGATAGTATATATTATCAAAGTAAATATAATCCTGTATTTTATCAAGAAGGTAAAAAAATATATGTGTTACCTACACCTACAAGTGGGAGTGTAGACAATGCAGAGATTCATCATGTTAAATTTGATGCAGATATAAATCATGCGTCAGTTAGCATTTCTAATTTTACAAAAGATAGTGAATATTTAATTGTATTATATGCAGCATCAATGTCTTGCTTATCTGCTGCAACTGATATACATAATAATCCACCTACTCCTCCTACATATGTTACTCCAAATACAACATTATCATTTACTGATGTCGATGCTGAGTTTACAGATGAAGACCCAGAAATGATTGATAAAAGATTAGCAAAGATGGATAAGCAGATTACAGAAATAGAAAATAACATCACAAATGCTAAAAATAAATATCAAGAAGAATTAGATGAGTACAATAAAACATTAGAATTAAATGTAAATAAATATAAATGGTGGATGGAACAATACGTTAGATTAATGTCTCAATACAATAGTGGTATTATGGGTATAGCTAACCCAACGAAATCTAGAAAATCTAAAGAAAGAAGGGAGCAAAAATAGATGGCTGATTCAGCTACAATTAAATATACTGGTTCAGTTAATATTACTGAAACTATAGAAGCATTAGATACTTCTCAAACTACAACTATTGTTCATAGTAAAGTAGATAAAGGATTTGGAGCAAATTTTTCTTTTAACCCAGCTTCCGTAAGTGAATTTTCATTAGTTACTGGATTAGAAACAACTACTTCATTAACAGATATAACTTTTTCAGATGCTTCAACTGGACATACTAAAGCTACATTTTATGATGGAATGACTGCTGCAAGTGAAGCTTCTGTTGATTTCTTTTTTGCTTATATTGAATCAGCTTTAAGCACAGGAACTCCTGATGCTACATTTAAATTTGGAAATCAAACTGCTTTTCAACCAATGCTAAAAGGTGTTGGAGATTTTTGTATTATACCCATGGTAAACTATAATCAAGGCACAGCTGATTTTGATGTTGAGATTCAATCTAGCGGAGCTACTACAACAGCTAAAGTAACAGTTTTAATAGCAAATAGGGATTAATATGACAGTTAAAGAATTGATGGAAAGATGTAATATGACTCAAACAGGTAAAGCTATTGCTTATATAAAAGATGGCTTAGAAGATTTAAATATAAAATTTAATACTCATACTGATACAGAAAGAATAGATATTGTTGAAGATAAAAGGTTTTATGAATTTCCTGATGATATGGTAAAGTTAATAGACATAAGAATGAAAAATTATTTAAATACTAAAGATGAATATAGAAGCATACCAAGAATGATACATCAACCAACTATAAAAGATGGAGATGATATTTAATGGCTAGTATAAAAGATTATGCTTATTACATAGAAGGAAATAAAATTGCAATAGTAGAAAAAGATACTGCATTTGATAATAATATTAATTCAAAAGAATATGGTCCAGGAGTATCAAGAGCTATGTGGAAATCTCCTAAAACATCTGTAACTGATGGACTTGAAATAAAGTATGCTTATAATCCTAAATATTTTATAGTTGACAAAGCTACAGCTGTTGATACTAATATAACTAAATACAAAGCAAGTAGTGATAATTTCTTAATGCTACAAGATGATACTTCAACTCATGAAAATTATAATACTGCTCCTCAATCATTATCTGTAGGTGATTATATAGTTTTAAAAGATGCTGATAGTTTTAATGGATTGCATAAAATATCAGCTATTACTTCAGATACAGGTACAAATAATGTTTTAACTTTAGAAACAAAATATACAGGCACTACTACTTGGACAGCTATAAGTCCTAAATTATATTATAATATTGATGTATTAGATGATGAGTCAGATACTATAGATATTCCTTCTTATTTAAGCAAGGCTTTGGTATATTACGTGAAGGGTAGACTGGCAGAAGATGCTGGTGAAATAGAATTAAAAGAATATATGATGAGAGAATATAAAAAACATATAGAAGTTTATGAATCTTCTCTTGTTAAAGGACTTAGAATGATGAGTCCAGGTATTCATGCAATAAGATAAAATAGTACATTCACGGTCAAGCTAAGACCTTAAAGTACAACTCGAAAGGAGAATAAAATGGCAAGTAAAGGATTACACAGTTATACTGTGCAAGAAGCCCAAAATGCTACAATGGGACAAGCAGGTAGTGTCTATTTAGATACTGATGGAACAACATTCACTCCAACCTCTGGAGTAGTAGTAGCAATTACAATGATATCAGATACAGATTTTGATACATTAACTGCTGAAACAGGAGCTAAATGTATTGAAGTAGGCGGTACAGGATATGAATCGGCTGGTGATACATTAGCTAATACTGATTTATTCCCAGCAGGTATGACAATTTATGGAAGATGGAGTAGCGTATCTGTAAATACTAACGGTGCATGTATATGCTATATAGGATAATATGCCTAAGTTAGGATTAGGAAACGCATCATCTTCAGGTTCTTCAATGATTACTCCAGGTGTCGTTACAGATGGTCTGGTTATGAAACATATGTATCCTGCAGGAGCAGTACAGCCATTAAGTGATGGTGCTGCATATTTTGATGGAGATGATACCTCTGGTTCTTATATAGATTGTGCTGCATCTAATAATTTTATAACAGGAACAAATGTTACATATTCTTGTTGGGTTAACGTATCTGATGCTGACCAAGCTCGTTTAATAACTGCTCAAAAAGGCCCAGGCTCAACAAACCTTTCTTTAGGCGTAAATAATAACAATGGTGCAGAAGTTAAAGGATATATTACTTTTATAGTTTGGAATGGTTCAAGTAGTCATAATTATGTTAACTACAGCGCTGGAATAAATGATAATAATTGGCATCATATAGCTGCCACAACTACATCTTCAGCACAAAATTTATACCTTGATGGAGCTTTAGTAGCATCAGGGTCAAATACGTTTGGAAATGCAGCAAGTTCAAATAGATTTACATTAGGCTCTTTTCATAATTCGGGTGAATTTTTAGGTGGCTATATGGCTAATGTAGGAGTATGGAATAGAGTATTAACTCAAGCTGAAATAAAATCAATTATGTGGAAACAGTATGCAGATTTATCAACTAGTGAAAAAACTAGTTTAGTATCATTTTGGAATTTAGATGCTTTAACTGAATTTGATTCTGTTGGAACTGACAATGGCCTTGTTCTTGATAATCATGATACTACAGTAGGTAGTGAACTGCTTACAGGATTTACTAATGGTTCTTCTTATCCCTTTAATATTTTTACTTCATCAGGAAGAGAGATATCAGCAGCAATAGAAACAAGTGGTAATTGGGGTGGATGTGCATCTAATGCAATTAGTGTAACTGCAGGAGAATGGTATAAATGCACTTTTGATTTAACATATATTTCTGGAACTGACAATCTCCAAGTAGTTATTGGAAATGGACCAAGTGGGGCTAGCTCAGAGCGAAGCAATGATACTTTTACAAGCACAAATGGGGCTAATACAGTTTATTTAAAAATTACTGATACAGACAACGCAGCTTATTTGCAAATTGGAACTGGTGCAGAAACTGATGTAATTAATTTTAGCATGTCAAATATATCTCTAAAGAAAATGAATGGCAACCATGGAGAGCTTAAATAATGCCAGCTACAATACAAAAAATATTAAAACCAACTAAATACAGAGCGGTAGATACAGCTCCTAATAATTTATATTCATCTAATTTAGCAAATGATTTTGAAAATGTTAGTTTTGATAATTTTTCGTTTGTTAATGGAGTGCTTACTTTAGAAGCTACAGGAAGCGATGTAGAAAATGTTGCCATTACTAATCCTGTTGATGTTGCTGTTGGAGATGAATTTTTAGTTTCTTTTACAATATCTTCAGGTGGAGGAAGTGGAGTATATTTTAAATTAGCTCCTGATTCAAATTTAAATTCTGCAGATTTTACAACTGATGCTTTAGCTAATGGGACTCATAGCTTCACTATGTCTTCTAGTAGTTTAACAGATTCTACATCATATTTTGGTTTCCGTTCTAATGATGCTCATAATGGA